ATGCTGTCAAGCTGAGCAACACTGGTGTGATGAGCCGCAGGGAGATTGCAGAGTTCTTAGGTGTAAAACGCTCGACTTGCCTGGACTATCTGCGGGCTTATTATAAGGCGTTGTCGGAGCAGGATGACTCTCCACAAGTGCTTGTCACCACAACAGAGCAACCGAGTAAGACACACCTTGTCATTCCTGACACACAAGTGAGGCCAGGGATTTCTCTGGACTATCTTCGATGGATTGGAGAATACATTGTACGAAAGCGCCCAGATGTCGTCGTGCACATCGGAGACCACGCAGACATGCCCAGCCTTAGCGCATGGGACAAAGGCAAAAGCACAGCAGAGGGTAAGCGTGTTACCGAAGATATCCAATGGTCTATCGCAGGTATGGAAGCGCTGCTTACACCTTTGTGGAATTTGCAGGAACAGCAAGCAGAGGCTGGTGAAGCAATGTATAACCCGCGACTTGTCTTGACGCTAGGCAATCACGAAGAGCGCATTAACCGACACGTAGATGCTAACGCAGAACTGCAAGGGTTCTTGAGCATTGCTGACTTGAAGTATGAAGAGATGGGCTGGGAAGTTGTACCATTCCTTACTCCCATTAACATTGATGGTATTTCTTACTGCCACTACTTCCCTAACGTGATGACAGGTAAGCCGCTTTCAGGTACTGCTCAAAACATGCTTAAAACAATTGGCGAGAGCTTTACTATGGGTCACCGTCAGACTCTTGATGTGACTACTCGATTCCTTCCGTCCAGTGGTAAGCAGCAGTGGGGGATGATTTGTGGCGCTTCTTACACACATGAGGAGCACTATAAGGGAGTCCAGGGTAACAAGCATTGGAGAGGAATCGTGCTGAAGCATAATGTTCGTGACGGTAGCTACGATCCTTTGTTTGTGAGTATGCAGTGGCTGAAGGAAGAATATGGCAGCGGCTCCTGACTTTAAGGATAGATGTGGTAATTGGGTTAAAACTTTCAATTTTAACGGGAAACACTGCTACACCCTGTCGGGACGGCGGTGGTACAACATGATGTCGAGGACTAATCCGTTGGGCGCGTACCAACAAGATAAAAGTTCGTATGTTGGCGTTACCAGCGAGTTCATATCTTTCCAGTCTTTTGTAGACTGGAGTTTAGCACAACACGGCTACGACGAGTCAAAGTGGCATTTAGACAAAGACCTGCTAATCAAAGGTAATAAGTCGTACTCTGAATATACTTGCCTGTTTTTGCCACAAGAGTTGAACTCATTTATAAGTTTTCCCAAAGCCAACAGGGGTTGGCTACCTCTAGGTGTGTACTGGAAAGAGAGAATCCACAGATTTGTTGCCAACTCTAAGTGCCCATTGACTGGAATCTACAAGCATCTTGGGGTGTTTAACTCTAAGGAGTCAGCTTTTCTTGCGTACAAGAGTTTTAAAGAGGGCAATGCAAAAGTGCTAGCAACCAAATGGCGCGATAAGATTGATCCTCGTGCTTACGAGGCTCTAATGTCGTACCAAGTAGAAATTACAGATTGACAGCCTGCAAGAATTCTGTCACAATAGAATCTTGCAGTTGTTAACAAGGAGAAGTGAATGGACGTACAAAAACATTACGACAGCGTAGAACGCTTCAATGACATTGCAGGCAACCTAACCAACGTAACAGTCGATAAGATTGCTGCACAGATGAAAGTGGTTGTAGAGGAAATCAACGAACTGAAAGATGCCTTCGAGAACAAGGATGCTGTAGAACTACTGGATGGGGCTTGCGATGGCTTTGTCACTCTGATGGGCCTGATTCAGCAGATGAAGCGAGCAGGGTTTAAGGTGGACGTGGCGCTGAAGAGGGTTTGTGAGAACAATCTTGAGAAGTTTCCAGACTACCTGATGGATACGGAGGAGCACGACATATACAAAGAGAAAGGTTGGAAAGTTGACTTTCATATGGGGTACGGTTGCTGTGTGATTAAGGACCAGAACTTAAAAGTTCGCAAGCCTGTTGGTTTCCAGTCGGTTGTGCTGGACGATTTGGTACCAAAGGATTTCTTCGGAGGTGAGGCATGAACAAAACTCTGTCAGTTTTTGACCTCATGCTCGCAGAGCCACTGCAAGGCTTCACAATGTTTGATTGCGTTGACCTCGCTAACCTTGATGCTGTAAACAACGTTCTGGCAGTATTGGGCTTTGATACGAACAAACCAATTTTTGTAGAGGCACACAACCACCGTACTTTGGCAGGCCAAGTGAAAATCGGCTACGTGTTCAAGGGGCACATTGCACACGGACGAGAGCACGTGCATGGCAAGTATTCGACGCCGCATGATATGTACGCAGCAGCGGAGGCCACTGGACAGGATTGGTACGATGAGTTGCTGTCGATGGGCACACGCTCTGTCAGCTACGGCTCAGACGCTCTAGACGATAAGATTCCTAGCCGAGAGGAGCCGGAATACCGCGCAGAAGAGCAGAAGATTCTTGACGACATTAAGTTGTTGAACGATCTGCTGGTTCTTGCACGAGGCGATCAACGACGAAGCGACGGTTCAATCAAGACGGCTTACGATTACAAGACACCGGAAGCCCCGCCTGAGAAGGCTAAGCGGCGCAAGAAGGGCTTTCGCAACGAAGTGGGATATACTGAAGATGAATGACAAACATATTATGGTAACTAAGCGGGATGGTACTGTTGTCCCGTTTGATCCAGAGAAGCTTACTCGCTGGGCCAAGTGGGCAGGTAACATTGGTGTGGACTGGTTTGGCATCGTAGCTCAAACTTACCAGAAGCTTCCTGACCAATGCACTACTCAGGAGCTTCAGCAAGCGATGATTCAGGCTTGTATGGACTTTGAAGATACGCCGCATATGCTGATGGCGGGCCGTCTGCTGATGGGCAGTGTGTACAAGGAAGCGTTCGGTGGGCATGACAAGATTCCAACCGTCCCGCAGATTTACTCGCATATGGTAAGCAGTGGTTTGTGGGAAGATATGGGTTATTCGTGGGAAGATTTGGAGGAAGCTCAATCCTTCATCAACCACGAGCGAGACCTGAACAGTGTTCACTCTGTTGTGAATCAAATCACTACTAAGTACGCTATCAAGGACATCGAGAAGAACATTGCCCTGGAGTCGCCTGCATTTGTGTGGATGCGTATGGCTCTTGGCGTATGTAAGGAAGAGTCTGTTGAAACTCGTATGCAGAGCGTCAAAGAATACTACGAAGACTTTGCAACAGGGCGAATCAATGCTCCTACGCCGAACATTAACAATCTTGGTACACCTAAACGCAACTATGCTTCTTGCTGCGTCTACAAGAGCAACGACACGCTAGACAGTCTTGCCACGGGCGACCATATCGCAACTAAGATGACTGCCGCCAGTGCAGGTATTGGCGGCATGCTGATGACGCGAAGCAAGGGTGATGGTGTTCGTAAGAATACTATCCGCCACGGTGGCAAACTCCCGTACTACAATGCGCAGGCGGGTGCAGTTAATGCGAACTTGCAAGGCGGACGAGGGGGAGCTGAAACAGTCCACTTCAATTGCCTGGACCCGGAGATTGAAACACTGCTTCGATTACGCCATCCAACTACTGTGGAGAGTAAGGCCGAACGGCGATTGGACTACAGCTTTGGCTACCACCCTCTGTTGGCAGAGAAAGCAGCAAAGAACGAACAGTGGATGCTCGTGAGCTACAAGGTGAATCCTGACCTCTGGCACGCTATGTATAAGGACGACGGTAGCTTTGCTCAGCTGTATGCAGAGCATGAGAAGAGCAAGATGCGTAAGAAGTTCGTCAGTGCTCGTTGGTTGGTGGGCGAGTTCCTGCGAATGCAAGAGGAAACAGGCCGCATGTATGAGCACAACACACTTGAGATGAACCGGCATACCAGTTTCAAGGATACGATCTATAGTAGTAACCTGTGTGTTGCACCTGAGACTAGAATTCTTACCAAAGCAGGGTATGTTGAAATCGCCAGTCTTAAGGGCAAAGAAGTTGATGTTTGGAACGGCAAAGAGTGGTCCAGTGTCACCGTTGTAAAGACTGGCGAGAAGCGTAAACTGATTAAAGTGGTGACCAAAGATGGTTTCGAGTTGGAGTGCACTCCACAACACAAGTTTTATCTGAATAAGAGGTATTCTAAAAAGCAGTACGAGGTGCAAGCTAACGACCTTAAAAAGGGGGACAAACTTATCAAGTTTGAGCTTCCGATCATTCAAGGGGCAGACGTGTTGGATGAAGCTTATGCTAATGGCTTCTACACTGGTGACGGTTGCTTTTACGGGAACAATCAAATTGTCTATTTCTACGGTGAGAAAAAGAAATTGTTCCCACTCTTTAAGCACCTGTTCCATTATGTTATCGTACAGGATGCGCAAGACCGTATCGTGGGGCACACAAGGAGCCTCAAGGAAAAGTTCTTCGTCCCTGGCTGCAACTTTACTGTCGAGTCACGGCTTAAGTGGTTGGCAGGAATTTTGGACTCCGATGGTGTGGTTTGCTTCAACGGCAATACCCAATCGTTCCAAGTTGGAAGTATTGAGAAAAAGTTCCTGCAAGAAGTTCAGATCATGTTGCAAACGCTGGGTGTCAAGTCCAAGGTGACTAAGAACAGCGATGAGGGTATGAAACTGCTTCCGGCTAACAACGGCACGGGTGAGAGCAAGTTGTTCTTCTGCCAGACTGCATATCGTCTTCTTATCGGTAATGATGGGGTTAGCAAGCTCAAAGACCTTGGACTTGAAACAATTAGGTTGAAGACGACAGAACACCGTCCCAATAGGGAGTGCTCGCAGTTCATCAGGATCGCTGATGTTGTTGATGAAGGGCGTTACGATGACACATACTGCTTCACTGAACCGAAGCGCAACATGGGGATGTTCAACGGTATCTTGACGGGACAGTGCCAAGAAATTGGTCTGCCAACTGAAGGGTACAACAGTGTTACGGATTTGTATGAGGGACGGGATGCACCAGGAAATCCTGAAATCGGGCTTTGCAACTTGGGTGCAGTGGTAGCGGGCCGCGTTCGCCCTGAGGTATACGAGGGTGTTGCATACCGTTCCCTTAAAATGATTGACAACGTAATATCAATGATGGAGTATCCGTTCCCGCACTTGAAATACACAGCACAGGCTCGCCGTTCAGCAGGTGTTGGTATCACAAATCTTGCCCATGATATGGCCGTGAAGGGCCTTCGTTACGACTCCGCTGACGGTAAGGCATATATGCACAGGTTGGCTGAAATGCACTCTTATTGGTTGCACAAGGCTTCTATTCGGTTGGCGAAGGAACGTGGCAAATGTGATTGGTTCCATAAAACAAAGTACGCCAATGGCTGGTTGCCCGTAGACACGTACGCTAAACAAGTGGATAATATTACGGATCAGCCGCTACTGTGTGATTGGGAAGGATTGCGCAAGGAGATTGCCGAGCATGGGCTGCGTAACAGTGTTCTCGAAGCATTCATGCCTGTGGAGTCTAGTAGTCTTGCTGGTAACACCACTAATTCGATTTACCCTGTTCGGGAGAGTGTGGTCATCAAGACTAGTGGGACTAACAAGAATGTGTTCATCGCACCTGACTGGGAAGAGCTGAAAGATCGTTACCAGATGGCTTGGGATGTCCCAATCAAGGACCAAACCGAGATGTATGCTATCTTCCAGAAGTTCTGTGGGCAAGCGATTAGTGCTGACTTCTGGCGTACTTTTGATCCGAGTAAGCCGAAGCAACTTAGTGCTAAACAACTTCTACTTGAGTGGTTCTACCGAATCAAGTGCGGCCTTAAAACAAAATACTACTCCAATAGCCGCTCCGGTCTTACGATTCTTAACGAAGACCCTGATGCTGTCGAATGTGAGTCCTGCAAGCTATAAGGAGAACCATGAGCGTTTTTAACAAAAGCAACACTGAATGGAAGGAGGGGAAATACTCCCTCTTCCTAGGGCAAGAGCCTGCTTTGTACGACAGTATTAACACAACATTCCCAAAGCTGTTTAAGCTGTACAAGGACCAGAAGCAAGCTGACTGGAGCGAGAACGAGATTAGTCTAGAGCAAAGTCGCATTGATATGATGACTTGCCCACCTGAGGCACGGGATATGATGCTCAAGAATCTTGCACTTCAGTGGGAAGCTGATTCTGTCGCAAGCCGCTCGATTGCACCTCTGTTTGCACCGTTCATCACCAACAGTGAATACTGGGCAGCAATCCTGAAGATTTCTGAGATTGAGGTGCTACACGCACTCACCTACTCTGAGATTGTTCGTCAGTGCCTTGACGATCCGAACGAAATCTTTGAAGATGTGATGAAGAACGAAGCAATGTTTGAGCGTCTGGACGAGGTGTCGTATGCATTCAGTCGGTTGAAACGAGTCGGTGCAGAACTCACTCTCGATATGATTAGTAAGGAAGACGCCTATTGCGCTGTGATGCGGGCACTAGTTGCCCTCTACTGCCTGGAGCGCTTGCAATTCATGGCTTCGTTTGCTGCAACATTCGCCGTGGTGGAAGCGGGCTACTTTCAGGGTATTGGCAAGCTTGTGCAGAAGATTATGCAGGATGAACGCTTTATCCACGCCGAAGTCGGTAAGGCTGCTATCGGGATTGAACTAGCTACAGAGCGTGGGCAAGCGTGGCTGGCAGCTGACAACGAATACGTGAAGGACATGATTGATAGCGTTGTCGAGGCTGAATACACGTGGTGTCGTTACTTGTTCTCGGAGGGTCGCAAGGTTGTTGGTGCAAGTGAGCAGTCGTTCACCGATTGGGTAGACTACAATGCACAAGATGTCTACGAGACTCTAGGGTTTGAGCCTCCACGTAAGGTGAAAGCTAACCCACTCAAGTATATGGACAACTGGCTTGACCTGAACAAGAACCAGAACGCGCAGCAAGAGGGAGATAGCGCAAACTACTCTCTCAACATTATTGTGGACGATTTACAAGACGAGGTGATTGAATATGATTTTAGTGTACAGTAAGAATAACTGCCCTGAGTGCCAGAAAGCTATGATGCTGCTGCAAGCTAAGGGTGTCCCATACCAAGTGATGAAGGTGGATGAACAGCCAGAGGCACGTGCATTCCTCATCGCACAAGGTCACAAGTCGGTTCCACAGGTGTACAAGGATGGTGAGCTGTTCGTACAAGGCGGGTACAAAGGCCTCCTAACCATCACCGACTCAGACTTCACCGCCCTAAAAGAATCTTAAAATTGTTGTAGACAGAGAGGGATTGCTTGCGTATAATTCTTCTCTGTTGCAACACAACCAAGGAGAAACGATGTTCAACCTGTTTAACAAGGTGTACTCTCTAGAGTTGGTCTTTACGGACAACACCTGCACGCTGCATGAGGGTGTCACTGGCATCAAAAGATACGGCGACACAATATCATTCAACAAGGGTGGCACTGTCCACCGAGTTAATTGGGACCACCTGTACGCAGCATCTTATAAGGCGACTACGAATGTTGACCAGTAAAATCGTCCCAGCCCGCAAAGCTGTTTCGTCCGACCTGCACTACGAAGCAGGTGGTAAAGTCCACCGAGTGTTTGACACTAATGAGCACGGTGAACTGATCCCAGTTTCGTATATGCGGCAACATGATTCTTTCGTACTATACTTTGCACCACGTGGCAAAGTGTTTGCAGAAATCACTAACGACTTTTAAGGAGGACAAATGACTGATACCAATACCTACATCACCACCAATGTAGCGCCCGCAACGTACACCACCCTTGCACGCGCAGAAGACGAATCTTACGCTGATTACCGTATCCGTCGCAAGCTCGCCAATGATGCTGTCAAGGCTCTTAAATACGGCGAGACGTTCCACATGAGCAGTGTGTACGGTACGTACGAGAACAAGGAGAAGCAAGCGCTGAAGGCTGCTCGCAAGGCACGTAAATCAGCTAAGAAAGGCTAATGAATGGATAACCAACATAAGCTTATCAAGGGCTACCGCGAGCTGAGTCAAGAAGAGATTGACCTGATGAACGAAGTCAAGGACATGGCAGAAAGCATGAAACAACTGCACAGCAAGATTTATGCACACCTACGTAACACGTGCACTCAAGAGCAGTGCTCTTTTGTTTATGATGGGGCGCAAACCGTTGACAAAATGGCTGTCAGCATGTCAATCGGTGGCGTGACGACTATTTATCAAGACTCGGAGAACACGCTTCGCTGGAAAGCTGCTCATCCTTACGAGTGGCTCAGCCGTGGTAAAGATGATCTGCAAGACGGTTTTATGAAACTTACCCGTGCTATTGCACAACCCACTACTTTCTAAGGATAAACAATGACCAACATTATCAACATCGACAACGCCCAAATCGACGCAACCAAACTGACTGGCTTCCTCCAGAGGGCCATTAGTGTCCAAGCTGAAATCGAAATGAACAAAACGGACCTGAAGGAAATCGTCCAAGAAGCCGTTGACGCAACTAAACTGGATAAGAAGATCGTCCGCAAGTTCTTCACCACTCGCTACAAGGCCACCACCAAGGATGTCGTGGCTGAAGCTGAGACGCTGGATGCACTGAGCAAGGCTGTAGACGGCTAAGGCCGTTCAATATATCCGTGACAATGTTGCATGTAATAAGAGAAACTGAACAGGGTGTTTACAACATTCTGTGAAAATACGCGGAAATGTGTTGACGGGCAACAACCCGAGATATATAGTAAGGACATGTTGAACACAGATCAAAGCGTTATATCTGACCTGTGGCAGCAAATAACAAGAGCGGAATCGCCGGAATAAACATTCTACCAAAAGCACTTAACAAACAAGGAACCTAGTAAATGAACATCATCGCTACCGCTCAAGTCATCCTCGCCCTGCTGCCAGTTGTATCGGACACTGTAAAGAATGTCGAAGCTGCCGTTGGAGCAGGCAACGGTGCCGAGAAGCTGAAGCTTGCCCTGGCCATCATCAAGCCAATCTACGAAGCGTCCAACCCGCCAGTCGCCTTCGACAGTGTTGTGGCAAAGATCACTGAAGTGATTGCTGCGTTGGTGACGTTCTACGGCAATATCGGTGCATTCGTCACCAGCCTGAAGAAAGCTGCCTGACAAGTAAAAATGCCTCACCACAATTAAGTGAGTGAGGCGAAGGGTTGCTCTACCGTGAGCACTTACAAGGAAAGGGAGGAGGCCATTGCTCGGCTTCTTCCCTGTTTCTATTTTAGCGTGCATTGCATCTTCAGTGCAACACCTTTGAAGCTACTAAGCATCGTTTGTGAGATTGTTTGTTGCAGAGAAGGGAGCGGAGTGCTGTCTTGCCCATTCAAGGGCTCTTGCACGTACGTCTTCATCAATTGACTGATTAGCTCCGTCTCGTCCCACAGGGGCTTCGCTGCCGCTTTGCACACTGGCGGGCTCTTCTGTGCCTGACTGTTCAGGGTTTGACACAGACGGCTGGGCTTCTCGTATGGCTCTCGGCTGCACTCCGATGTGCTTGGACGTGATGACAGTGAGGATGCTATTGACGATGAAGAAAATAGTGCCAGCAATAGAAACAGCCAACTCGTCCGATACTGGCAGATCATATCCCATCCCTTTAGCAATTGCGACAACAAGCATTATCAGAGCAGCTACAACCGGCTGGACGATGGCTTGACCCTTCTTCCAGAACGCCGGGTCGGACACCTGATGCCCGTACGAAAACAACTTGTAAAACTGCTTTATTGTCTCTAGCATTTCAACACCTCTCTTGCACGTTTATAAAGTGCTTGACGATCTTCCAAGCCGTTCGTTCCACCATTAATCTTCTTGGTGATGCGGACAAAGGCTTCGTCTGTACCGGCATCTGCCAACACACTCAATCCCCTATCGCTCCACCACCAAGCCGCTGTACGGCAGGCATTCACGGGCTGTTCAAGCAACTCAGGCTTTGCTACGCAGTCAATGTGTAAGGCAGCAGCCACTTGGGAATAATTTAGAAATCCCGTGACTTGGATCAGCCCTCGCCCCTTGTACTTGACGCCCCAACCTGGATGAGTATTACCAAGCGACTTCCTACCTTCGTAAGCCTCGCCACTAGCCAACTCCTTTACGTACCGAAGCTGCCCAGACTCGTGACCTACTTGAGCAAGGAACGCAGCCATCCGCAGAGGTGTATTAACCTCAAACTCGGTCATAGCTGCGTTCAGCGGACCTAAGAATGTTTGTGCACGAGACTTCGCGTAGGGCATGATGGCAACCAGCTGCTCTAGTGTGAGTTCCATCAGTGCCCCCTACTGGCCTCGATAAGCCTGTCCTCGATGCGGTCGAATCTCGAATCAATCTTGTTGCCCTGCTGCTCAATTGCCCTGCTAACAGCTTCAATGGCTGACTGAAGCTCGTGCTTGGTAGAGAAGGACATAGCAGCTTCCACTTTGTACTGCGCGAGGTCTGCCTCTACGCGCTCAGCCTTCTTCTTTGTTTCCGTAAGCATCGCCCAGAGAACAATGCACAGCGCACCCAAGAGCGATTGTATGACCCCAAAAAATAGGTTATAATCCATGTCAGACTTTCTTAACGTATTGTAGGGAGAAGCCCTTGTCGTCTAACAAGAACTTGACTACAGCGGCAGGGGTCGCCTTGGTGGAAATACTTAGGTGGGAGAGCTTGCGTGCACAGATGAGAAATTCCGCGCAGCTCCAATTTGAGTTCGAACCTATATCAAGAAGCTCAAGTTGTGCAGCAATTGCCTCTAGCTTGCTGTACGCCCCTGTAGCAACCTGAGAAAACATAAAGTTCTTCTCAGTGTCAGAGATAGGGACTCCGGTTTGGATAAGGTAGAAATCTTCTTCTAGGTTATCGAGAGGCATAATACGGACGAACGGCACAACACTCTCTACAAGGAAAGGCGTGCCATCCATCACAAGAATGATAGCTACGTGCGAAAACTCTGATTGCGTCACACTCTTGACGATTTGAGACTCGATGTCAGAGAGACTATTCCACTGTTGGTGCGAGAGGGCTACTACGTCACCAGACTTGAGGTTGTTACGAATTTCAGAATACTTCATACTCAGACCTCTTCTACTTCTATAGTGGCAGACATGATGTTCCAATATGCCGTTGACATCACAGGTTGTTGTACCAACTTGCCATACATCTGATGTGTCTGCTCAAGCTTCGTATCAGCATTATTTGGGAACAGAGAAATGAACAAAGGTTTAGCCATTCCGTTCGACCACAAGATATTCCACATCTGAGCCCTGTCATTCGTATCCAAACACCCCATCGGCAAGCTCTGCTTCCTATGCTTCGTACCAATGTGCGTATGCAAGTCCCCTGCCTCGGTGCGGAAGTGTTCGCTAGTGTCTGTGACGGTGAGGGTGCTGCCCATCTCTACGCCTACAGTTGGCATCCAATAGTCCCCGCAGATAAACCTACCAATATCAATGTAGCCCTGCGTATTCGCCGCATCTGTAACAGTGACAACGATTTTCTTGGCACTGACCTTAGAAGCAAACCACACACGAGAATATGTGCCACCGCCATAAGCGAATGCATTCACACCCGTGTTAGCCCAGCCATTCCCAACAGGACTAGAAGCTGCTGCACCAAGCACTGCACCTGTATCCAACACAGCAGTCGTATCAGCCGTATTCGTGTACGCCTGCACTCTAATCGTATGTGTGGCAGACAGATTGGTGAACGCTAAAGCCACACCGCCAATTGTCTCAGCATTCGTCCACGTAGCTGTAATCGTAATCGACGTACCGCTGCTCCTGCACACTCTCGATTTAATGTCGCTCAGAAGATTGGCTACGCCAAGCCCTGTTGCCGTCGCAGTAGAAGAGAGAGTAGCCCTATCTGCCGCGTTATCATATATCACTCGAATATTCGCCATAGGGCGCTCCCATCATAAGAATTAATAAGAATTATAGCACGGCAACAGTGTTACGTCAAAGATTAGATAAAAGATAATTAACAGGCAATTGTGAATATCTCACCAACTGATTGCCGCAATTTCCTCCGCTGTCGTAGCTGCTTCAAGCAATGCTTTCAATTCTTGAGAGTGCAAAAAATTGTTCACCCCTGCGTCATACGCAGCGATAAAGAACGCATCCCATTCTTCTTTAGTAGCGATTGGAAGATATGTGTTGTCGATTGCTTTCCAGCCTCCAGGCCAATTAGAAGGCCAGCCTTTCTGCATACGTGCATCTGTAGCGAGCAAGTCAAACATATCCTTGTCGGCTGTACGAATGTCTTTGGTAAGCTCAACATCTTGTGTGGTTGCTTCAGCTTCTTCTGTGGCAGGTACAGCAACTTGCACAGTGTAGGTGTAAGTGAAATGGTCAGAGTCGGCTTTGAGGCGTGCTGCTGTGATTTCTGCACGCTTGCGCTCTTTGAGGGTTTCGACAGAGGTGCTGTTGTCTGTAGTGAGACAGCCACCTTCAAACGTAGCCCCTGGAGCGATTAGCGCTGCCTCAATATCATTGGAAATGTTAGTGCTGCCTACCATCCCAGAGATATCTAGAGCGACTTCCCAGTTCCATGCTGCGGGGAGTTGATTATTCGCAGCATCTTCGTCAGCATAAGACTTTACAGTGACTAGAGTTGTATTGTCGTTTAAATTTATTTCCAGCTTGACTACTTTGTGATATGCTACAGCAGCACCGTTACCTGCCTTAGTAGATTTATTGATTGGCATAAAACTCCTTTATAATTGTGTTGCTACTAACCGCGTGTGAAATTTACTTGACAACATGTGCCAAACATCTTAATATCTAGTCCTGCCCTACTACGGGCTTATCCTAAAGGAATTGACATGAAACTTTGCTTATCCCTCCTCGCCCTTGCTCTCACTCTTACGGGCTGCGCCAGCACTACATGGTCGTCAGCAGATCAAGCCCAATGGGAGAAAAACTGGGGTAGTACCAAGTGTGGTGGCTCTTGGCAGTGCGGTTCAGTGCCAGAAAATCATAAACTTGGTGCGGCAGTGGTGCTAGAAGACGCCTAAGCCCAGTCTGCCATGCCTAGCGTCATGCTGCGATTGTTGTATGGGTCGGCTGATTGGGCTATTGTGCTGCCGTACAAACCCGCAAAAGAGCTGCCTGCTGCCCCCAGCACCTGATGGGAGATTGTTAGTGATGTTAGTGAATTGACTTTCGCGTAAATGCCGCTGGCTTCGTCTTGCGAACCTAGGTAACTGGCAACCAGAGGGTTAGCGACGATCCACGGCATCGCAGTGAAGCCTGTCATACTTAGGTTGTATGGATACGGATAGGAAGAAGTGGCGGCATGGTAGAGATTGGCAATGATACGGGTGTGTCGATTGTTGCTGTCGTATGTAATCTCTCCTGCCGTATTGAAGACTTGGAAGCCTCCGGGATCAGTGTCTTTGATTCCCGCCACTTGAGTAGAAAATACCGCGTAGTCAAATGACGCATTAGACGCATCGATCAGGAAATAATTGCCACCGGAAACACTACCGTATTTCTTTGTGATGAATACCCCTCCCACGTTCTGACCAAACGCGGAGGGTCTGAGTAGCAGCAACGGTATCTCGGTGTTCAGGTCAATGCCAAATGCACTCAGGTTGAGGACGAAAGAGCCAAAGGCGTTGTCGGTCCCTTGTGCAACAGACCCTGTAGTAACTAGACGAGGGTTCTTCAGATTCTCATCAATCTGGATAACACCATTTGTATTATAAATTTGAATGCCCGCTGTCATATTTAAATCCTGTACAGGGTTACTGGCACAGACGTGAAGCCAGTGAAATTGATTTTGTTGGACCGAATAGTTAGCCCACCGTTACCGATAGTGGCGCTGTAGTCGGGGCAGGGCAGAGTCACTACCCAATAACCATCATCGGTCATCCCATCCACGGCGATGAATCGGGTAGTGTCGTCCTGCCACGGAGTCAACGAATAGGTAGCATAGAAGCGAGATAATCTGTCGATAACTTCCAAGCGCAGCTTGCCATCTGCGCTCCATACTTGTAGACCTGCTGGCATCACCACACCCCCATTCGTACACGCAAATTGCCGCCCGAATCAAACACCTGTATCAAACTAGAGCTGATTACAGTCCTTGCTCCACTTGTGGCAGATTGGATGGTGGTGCTTCCATCAGACGCAACAATGAACTTACTGTTGATGTTGATAGACCCCGCAGTAATCGCTCCAAGGTTAGAGTTCAAGGATGACAAACTATTAGTGGAAGTTGTCCCCGCAGCCAGAGTCCCTGCAAAGCTGCCCGTAGCAGCACTCAACGTTCCCGCAAACGTTGCCGTACCATCTGCCGCAATAGCAAACGTTGTAACGCCAGCCTTCTTGCCAACCAATCCTCCGCTGCCGTAGTAGACGCCATTAGTCGTGTTACCAACGAGGAGTGCTTGAGAGGATTGCAGAACGAGCGAGCCTGATATGATATCGTTGCCGGATTTGGTGAGCTTGTCGGAGAGGGAGGTGTTGATTCCTGGGATGGCGTCTGCTGCACCTTTACCTGCTGCTGCGTTGGATGCTACGACGGATGCTTCAGTGCCGCCTACAGTGGTGCCAGCAGGAGCGCCGACAGTGGCGTTGTCCTGCGGTTTGCCACTACCGCCGATGCTCTCCCAAGCATTACTCGACATCGGCCCGAAGCGGATGCCGGAGAGTGCTGCACCTGTTGTAGCGAAGGAGCTATCAAAGAAGAGTACTTGACCAACAACCTTGGACTGCCACGACGCTGACGTGTAGAATACATCGCCGTCTTTAAGGTATTTGACAGACGACCCGTCGTAGACGATGGCGAACACGTTGCCAACCTCATAAGCACCGAACGAGGCTGGGTTACTGTTAAACTCAAACACTCGCACGATGCCCGCGCCGGCATCAAGATAAATGGCGTAGTCGAGTGTTTGGTACCCTACACTAGAGCTGGCATCACCGTTCAAGGCCAACATCACCGACCCTGTTGTATTGACAACTACTGCTGAAGCATACGCGCCGCCGGTGAAACTGTCCCTGCTATAAACAGATGAATCCCAAGACCCGTCGCTACCGCCAGTCTTGACTGCGGAGTTACCTCTAACGGTGACATTGGTCCCAACCAGCACAACGTCGGACGATGCGTTATCGGCAGGCCTTCCTGTGCCGGACACATCAACCCACTGCTGCTGGCTATTCAGTGTCCCTGTCGCCGCGTAAGCAGCATTAAGCGGAACACTGGACGCAAGAATCACTGTACCGTCAGCGGCACGCATCTCCGCATCGCCCATAATCACTTTACCATTGACATCTACAGAGAACTTACCATTAGCGCTACTAATCGTGCCCCCGACCGTCAGCGAGCCTGTATTCGTACTTACAGCCGACAAGCTACCAACACGCAAGCTTGCCAAGAACGGCGCACCCCACGTAGTTTTATTCGTGGTAGCATTAAAGATGCCATTACTCTGGAACAGGCTCTGTCCAGCAGTAGGTACACCCGGTGTAGCAGACCATGCACGAGTTTCTCCCCAAGTACCTGTCGTTGGGAGTGCTGTACCATCCACTGTTACAGATGCTGGCGTGCTATTGAGCGTGTTGCCGTCAATTACCGAATAAGCGAATACAGCAGAATTTCCCGATGTTCCTTGAGCACCTGCTGTAGACATGTACGCCACACCCACAATAGTGGCAGTAGTCCAATCAACCGTGCTAGTTGCTGCACCAGATGATTCTACGATGCTCACACCAGCTTCGTACATCGTGTAACCTAGCGCCGGGGCATTCGTCTTATTCTTAGTCCATCCAGAAGGTGGATTGTCGTAATCGTTTTGTGCCCAAGTAAATATTGCGGAACCAACTGCCGTAGGCGCAGGCCCATTCGCCCATTGGTAAGCTGTGACAACCTTACTCTTGATGCCAGGGGCACCATTAGCGCCGTTGATGGCGTAGGCGACCAACACAGCACCTGTCGTGTATGCTACAGTGCTTGTTGCTGTTCCTGCTGCCACTACCAACTGCTTGGACACAACCCACAATTGAATGCCTGCTGTGCCTGGATTGCCCCCTGCTGCTGCGGCACTAATGTACCAAGAATCTGTACCAGTGTAAGATGTGTTAGCGCCACTGGCCCACGTGAACTCAGACGTGCCTGTTGGCAAACTAGGCTGTGCTGTGGCCCACTTGAACAGGAAGGCTGTTGCTACGGAGTTACCTGTAGAGCCTGCTGCACCTACTTTGGCCTTGGCAAGAGACAACACTTTCTGAATTGTCACGCCGCCATAAACAGCCTGCAATGTAGCTGTTGCTGCATCCGTACTCATTGCAGATACAGAGTAAGCGCCTGCTGTCGTAATCGCTACAGTGCATCCAGATTGATCTGCTACGGAATACGTTACTGAAGTGCCTGTTCTATCGGTGACGCCCTCAAACACTTTGAACGTACCTGCACCTTGCGAGAAATCCGTGACAACGCCTGCCGCCGTTGCAGCCAAAGTTGCTGACTCATTTGTGAGGAAGCCTGTGATAGCGCTCACACCATTTGTACCACCAGTAACCTGCACAAGAGTCATTTCGTCTGTGTAGACAACACCTCCGATGGTCGCTTGTACGCGGAATGTGCGAGCATCTGTGAACGCGCTAGAAGCTACAGCATATGTTGCAGCCGTAGCTCCACTAATGCTAGTCCAAGCTGCACCGCTCCAATATTGCCATTGGTAGGTTGCTGTGCCGCCGTAAGGCGTTGCTGTGAGCGTGATAGACGTAGGAGCAAACGTTGCTGCGGAGGTGGCTCGGCTAAACACTTGAGACGTTGTAGAGACAACCACAAAGGTTGCTACACCGCTCGTACCGGAAGAGCCGTCAGCAACCTTTGTAATAACCTGTGACGTTATGTAGGTTTGTCCATCGACAGTGAGCGTAGCAGTGATTGTTACACTGTCCAATTGCATGTCACTGAAAGCCAGAGTGCGAGTATTGCCCGTACCTGACAGTGTTCCACCACTCGTGATAGTGAAGGTGGCATCTCCACTAATACCGACAGGGATCGCTGTGAAAGTGATGGACTCTGGTGAGCCTACACCCAAACTAGACACATGGAAGATTGGTGTAGTGGTAGTGAGCGTGAGGTACTTGCCCGCTGTCGGGTCTGTATTACGTGTATCTGAATCTCGCAACAGAACGTCGCGATCATTGACTGCTGTGATTGTCATAAACTTTCCTTATTAAACAAGCACAGCAATCGTCGCCCTTCCCGATAACCAATTGCGTGCAATAGAAATTACTAAGCCATACTTACCATTTGCTAGGCCATACCTTGTGTGTACCAGCTTTACAGCATCGCCAAGTTCAAGCGACGTAAGAAGCTCTGGTGTACCTTCAAACTGGAACACTGTGCGCGGGCTACTCCAGATGTCCACCCTACGTTGTGCCTCTGCTTGTGCGTCTGTGCGTGTCAGCAGCATCGTGTCCACTTGCACAGGAGCTTCGTTAAGCTTGTAAGCAGCGAGTGTGTCAACATCTGTAGCCGTCGCTGTCAGCCACTCTTCCGCAAACATGGCCTTGTGTGCAGCAGGCATTGTTGTTTGAAGGTCTGCTTGTACAGTCCAATTCTTATTGAATCCAAGCAGGACAGCACCCTTGACGTAGGGTCTATCAAGAATTTTCAGCGATTTCTCCACCATCATTGTGGAGTCAACAGTGATGTCAGCAGAAGTTGGAATCCTCACCTGGACAAGCCTAAGCTTACCAACGCGGGACATAACCATTCGTGCATCAACACTATTAGCCAATGCCTGACAAACCGTGATAACATTCTCACGCCCGTTTGTTGGGTAGCCTACGGCTTGTGGAAAGCTCGTGTCAAACTGTGTGAAGTTGGCTGTGTCAATATCCGCGTCAGACAAGCGTGTAAGATCGCTGCCATATCCTGTCACAATACGCTTGATGATGCCAGCAACTGTATTTGTGTACGTCGGAGTGCAATCACCTTGAGCAGACACAGTGATAACGCCCGCAGGATTACGATTCAGAGTGAAATGACCTGTGTCAGCATCAAGCGTAAATCCAACAGGGAGGCCATTGTCCCTCACTTCGATAATGCCGTTAATCTTGTCATCGTGCACAGAATATTCCAGCAACCCTTCATCTCGAAGCTGAGGTGTTACATTGTGAGCTTCGCCAAACAGAAGATTAATAACATTATCTGCATCCGTGCCATCGCCACCAATCTTCTCGTCTGTGACAGGAGTGTTGAGCTGCTGACTCTTATCTTTCACAGAGAGTGTCAGCGTGTCAGCAGAAGTGCTATTCAGCGTGTCAACAATACCATCAAACACAAGCTGGAAGTCTCCACGTGCCCAACGGGGATCACCAATGTAAGCCTTCACACTGCGGTTATCCCAAATCAAGTCAAGCCAGCCGTCACGTTCACCATTGTAATTGGCGATTGTTATCACGCCTGCCGACATACTGCCTTGCCCGTCTAGTTCAATCTTCTCTGTAATTTCCAAGCCAGAGATGATGATGGGGTCGTAATACTGGTTTGCTGGGCTGTCAGTGGGAGATGTCACGTAAGGCCTAGTGGATAAAAAGCGGGTTGTTTCCAACCCACCTTCCATCACAGTGACTTCAACCAACACGTTTCTGACAGCAGCCGGGTCTTTAAACCAAGCCACATAGTCAATCATGAATATTACCTTTCTACTAGGGCAGTGGATGCTGTTGTCGTTACAGTTGCCAAGGCCTCTGTCAACCCTGCAACAACAGTGTCAGCATTCTCCGCATTAGTGTTTACAGTTGCTGTGATAAGCGCACTGAGAGTAGTTTTGATGGCTTCAAGTCCATTAGCAATCACAGAGATTTGCTCCGACGAGTCGCTGTTACTGCTCGAAGATGTCGAAACATCCGTTGCAGGGGTGACAGCGCTGAGGATGTCAGCAGCCGTAGCATTCAAGTTTTGCAGCTCATCGATTTGCTTCTGAGCGTCACTCACTTGGCCTGTTGCATACGTCTCCAGCAAGTCCATCTGTTGCTGCACCGAAGCGAATGCTGTGTCGTACGCGGAAGAACTTGCATACACTGTACGCATCGCTTCCAGGTAGCTTGAGGCTGCATCCGTCACTTTGCTCTGAGCATCCGTGTCACCGGACATAGCCTTCGCAAGAATGTCGTTGTAGTAGCTCTCTGTCTTTGCAACTTGCTCAGTGGGTGTCAGATTAGACAGGTCACTCGTGTACAAGGATTGCTTGAACTCTGCGATAGAATCAGCAAACTCCTGCATCGAATCAATCGTCTCTTGCAGAGCGTCCACAGTGGCTTGTGTAGCTTCGTCAGCAGCATCAGCAACTTGCCCAAAGCCTTCAGCAACATTCATGAGGCTGTTGAACAAAGCAATGTCCGCATCGTTCGTCAAGTCGAGGCCTTCTACGATGGACTTGAATTGCTCTTTAGTCGTAACACCAGCAAGGCCCAATGCGGACATTGCAGACTCTACAGACTTCTTCACCAGTGCAAGATTCTCGTCATCCGTAAGGATAGAACTCATGTATGTAGAAACACCAGAGGTGAGATTCTCTACGCTGCCGAACGAAGCAATCAGTTTCTCCGATGTCGCAATGGAGGCGATTGCAGAAGGGAGGGTTTTACCCAACACTTCAAATACCTGCTGCACTTGGAGGAGGTCATTAGCTACGCGACTGATTGTTTCCAGCATCCCTTCGCCAACAGCTTGATATGTCTGCAATTCGCTGAAGGCAAACATCGCCATGTCGTCGCCAAGCTTGGAGAATACGGCGTTGATAGCAGCAGTGAGGTCATCCCCACTCAGTCCTTTCAAGCTCACTTCGCCTATGTCGATGACGAATTGCTGGAGGTGCTGAGTAAATGCGTCTCCGCTTACACCAAATACATCTGCTGCACTCTCCAATACATTAGCCATGTTTTGAATGACTTTTGTGAATTGGTCATTAGCCGAAGCGCCCAACGAACTCAAAGCAGTGTCGTAGTCGTCGCTGCTGAACCATCCACCGTCGGTTTTCACTTCAGAATACTGACTAGCGTTGACACCACTCGAAAGAGTTTGACCGAGGGTCTTTGCGTTACCAAGCGTGAAGCCTGTGTCCACAACTTCAGTACTGCCACCAAAAATAGTGCCCATCACTTTGCCAACAAAACCCGTCAGCAATTTGGTGAATGTGTTATTAATGATGAGGCCGTTGTCAAAGAAATCCTCTACCGAGCCGGAAGTCTTCCCTGCTGTCGTTCCAGTAATACCACTCACCTGGACAACTTGTGCAGCCAAACCTTCAATACTCGTAGACAGTGCATACATTGCGTTTAGCATCTGCTTATCTTGCACCAAACCTAAGCCAGAGTTCTTTTCCAAAATGGAAAGAGAATTCGCAATCGATTCACTCTTTGCACCAACAAGCTCAACTTCACCATTGACGATCACTGTCTGCGAACCGAGTACGCTACCAGTGCCTTGCACTGATTGCTTATCAGCCGAAGACATTCCACCACCACTACCTCCGCTAACAGCAACACCAAGTGCAGCCACAACAGCAGTCATTGCAGCCATACGTGCAAATGCCGAATACGGATCACCAGAGCCTTGCGTCAGGATTGCGTTCACACCTTTGACAACGCTCAGGGCCATTTCAGCAGCTTGCAGGATTTGCACAGCGCTGGTCATTGCTTGGTAGCCACGACTATTCTCGTCAAAGAATCCTTTAGCTGCTTCTGCCATACCTCCGTAGGAGGACAGTTGGGATTGGGCGTTGGAAATCTGAAGCTCCTTGATTTCCTTTGTGCGATCAATGCCGTCTTTATCTTGCGCTTCTTGCAAGCCAGAGATTTGCTTCGTATATTTCAGTTGGTCGGCTTGTCCATCTGCGAACGAGCTAAACATCTTCCCTGCGGCTTCTCCAGCTTTACCGAATGCTTTGGTGAGGGAGTTTTCAATCTCTTTGCCGAGGTCTTTCCACTGATCTACTTGATTCTTGATTGCGATGTTGTCGAGCTTGACTTTGGAGATAGCATCAATAGTGCTGAGTGTCTTCGCGTAGGCTTTCTGTGCAGCGTTGATGTTAGCAACATCTTCAAAGGTTGCCGTACCGTCCATTGCTTTCTCATCGAAGCCCGATTGAGCTTGAGCCAGTTTGAGTGCCGCAATCTTTGCTTGAGAGTCAGCAGCAATACGCACACGCTCAGCTTCGCTTTGACCAAATAATGTCAAACTATCCGCTTGGGCTTTTTCCAATTCAATGTCGAGAGACAGTTGATTCTTCAGCAGGTCGCGGTATGCTTCTGTGAGAGTTTCTGTGGAAGCGGCTTCGAGGAGGTTTTGCTTGATCGCCAAATCACCTGAAGAAGATAGTTGAGCCTTTGCGATTGCAAGACGCGCCAGTTCCAGAGCAGTTGCTTTGGTCTTGACCCCATACGTTTCCATCGCGTCAATTTCAGCTTGAGCTTGGCCCGCATTAGTGATCGAAGAATTCGTTGCAGACTGAATCTTTGCACGAGCATCCTGCGCTTTGTTGATTGCATCTTCTTGCTCAGCCCAATCACGCAGCTTTCCAATAAAGTCATCAGCAAGCTTATTATTCTGAATGAAGTATTCAGCTTTACGGCGCTGAGTCCCCAAGTATGCCGCACCTTCCGATTCAGCAGCTTTCTGGAAAGCCTCTTCACCGGCAATACCCTGCTTCAAATGGTCAACAAACTCTTGGAGCTTCTTGTCATTCTCGTTACGGAATTTTGCAGCATCCGTTTCTTGTGCCGTTGCAAGCATGTCTTGGTAAACAGGATTGCTCTTGGAGGTGCTGCCATACTTGCCGAGAGCACGATTAACTTCAACAATTGCTGCTTGCGTTTCGGACATTACGCGAAGGTCGGAATTAAACCCTGCTTCGATAGCTGCTGATTTAGCATTGTAAGATGCCGTCAGCTTTTCTAATTCTTCACGCTCTTGCTTAATGAAGTTGAGTCGTTGGGTTTCTTCTTTTGCAGGTTTCTCCGTCAGCTCACCAGTCCCTGTAGGTTTGACCTGAGAAGCCTTTGCAGCAGCATTTTGTGCAGCAGCATTCGCTTGACGGGCTTTTACCAACTCCTCTGTGGCGCGAGTCACAACCTTGACTTGATTCGCATGCGTAGTGAGCGCATCGTTGTACTTACCAAGAGACTCGATGTATGCAGAAGAACCCGCGCGATCCACCGTAGCAACTTCACCCTTTTGGTACAGCGCAATGCGCTTCTTTTGATTGTCGCTGAGTGCGGCATACTGCGAGTCCAGGTCAGACTTCATTGCCTCTAGACCCTTCTGCGACTCCTTAATGGCGGCGGCGGCAGCATCTTTGTCTGCGTTCAGTTGGGCTTTGCGAGCAACATCAAGTTCACTCATACCCTTCTTGCGCATCTCCAGAGCTTCGCGCTCTTGCTCAGCCGCTGTCATTACACCTTCAGAATACTCCTGTAAGTTTGATGCGCTTGCGTTATTATTTAATGCACTGTCTTTGTTCGCTTTGTAGATTGCCCAAGCAGCACCCATCGCCATAATCGCAATTGCAATTGGTCCAAGTGACGCTGTGAATCCCGCTGCGGCAATCGAAGCTATGTTCATGGCCTGCGCCATCTTCACAATGCCAGCTACAGTTTCGACAAGCTTCCATGCTGCATAGCCTGCTGCAACCTTTACGATCACATCCAAGTGAGTGACGAGAGATTTGGTGAGGTCTGCAACAAACACAGCGATAGTCTTCAGCCCTTGGGAAAACTCCGGGGAATTGAACGCTTGTTTCATTGCTCGCGCAACTTCACCAATCTGTGGAGAGATGGAAGCGAATGCTTGCCCCAACACAGTTTGCAGTGTGTTACCAACAGACTTAATCTGATTGGATGTAGTCTGTGCCATAGCAATCGCACCGAGAGTGGAAAACGCAGCAGCCTTTTGAATTGCATCCTGCATCTCAACCAGTTTGTTCGCGTACTTGTTCCCGAATGCGTCAACTTCATCGGATGCCGTGTCGAGCAGCTTAATCAGTGCCGCACCAGTTTTGATGCCGCGCTCACCGAACACTTTGTCCATTGCTTCAGGACGGGCTTGCTTATTCAAGCGGGAGAATCCATCTTCAAGCTTCTGAATGACCTCCACCAATGGGAGGAATTGCCCGTCCGAGTTCTTCAGGTCACGCAAGGTGAGGCCCATGTCTTTCAAAGCTTTTGTGGACTTATCCGTACCGGACGAAAGGTCTTTATAGAAGTTCTTGAGCGACGTACCAGCAGCAGTACCTTGGATACCCAGATTGGCGACGGCAGCAAGGCCCACACCAATGTCATTCAAGGATGCGCCGTACACTTCACCAACAGCAGCAGCAGACATAAATGCGCCGGAGATACTCTGCACACTAGACATAGACGCAGCGGCAGTTTTAGCTACAACGTCAGCAACGTGGTTGAACCCTTCTGCTGTATAGCCAAGGGATGTGCCAATCTGCACAAGAGTTTCAGCAGAACGCTCAATACTGATATCGCCCATGACAGCAAGGTTAAGTGCTGCACCAACACCTGACATCGCCTCTTTGGCATTCAGGCCAGCAAGGGTGAGGACAGACAGCGCTTCAGCCACATCACGAGGGCCATTTACACCTTTACCAAGCTCCACAACCTTCAGGCGCATCTGTTCAATTTCGCCCGTGGTTGCTTGACCCAGCACACGAATCTTTTCAAGCGTTTGCTCAACATCCTTGCCGACTGAGACAATACCTGCCAGGGAAGAGCCGATGGCGACACCAACAGCCATGCCTGCGAGGTTGCCGTACGTCATCCACAAAGCGCCGAGAGAGCCGGAGAGGCCACGAGCCATTGCATGCGCCTCATCCATTGCTGCTGTTTGCGCTGCCATTGCAGACCTGGAGCGAGTGGCTGCTTGCTGAAGCCTATTGTGTTCGTCAGTAAGTTGTCGAATACCTTGCGAGTTTGCCAAGGCTGCAACTTCTGAACCGTATTGCGATGCTACGTTACCACCTAATGAACCGTAGGCAGAAGCTTGGCGCGCTGTTGATAGGCGAGAGGAGGAGCTTGCCGTACTGAACTGTGCGTTGAGCAGTGCCATGCGCTTCGCTGCGGCTTCCGCCTGTGCCAATTGCTGGTCGCGGAGCTTATTCATGCGAGTAGCTTCAGACTGCATGTTTGCGTATGCACGTTCAGCAGCAGATTTCCTCTCGGCTTCAGCTTTAGCAAGAGCACTGGTTTCAGCAGCGAGAGCCTTCTCTGCATCTTTAATGCGCTGAGCGTTCCACTTGTCAGCTTGGGATTGAAGCTTCACGTAGGAGGCTGCTTGAGCCTTCTGCTCTTGAGCGTAAAACTTGTCAGCTTGTGCTTGGAGTTTGGCGTAAGAGGCTTGCTCGTCGGAGATGCGTTGGTCGAAGGCTTTGTTCATCGCAGCCGCTTCGCGGAGCATTGCATTTTCAGCAGCTTTGTTAGCTGCGGTTATGGCCTTCTGCTGCGTGTTCCAAGCCTGCTCTTGTGCTCTCGAAACCTTGTCAACGAAGTCGTACCAAACCTTCATTTCACGCTGGAGCATTGCGTCAGCGCTAGAAACCTTATTCAGTTTGCCAGCGCTTTTCTCGGCTTTATCGCCAGCCGTGGCGAGTTTATTGAGGGCGTCAGTAGCGCTTTGGACGCCTTGACTCTCCACTTTTATGACTAGGCTGCTAGCTTCTAATGCCATTTTATTTCTTCCTAAACGATTTCATCTGCTCCCTAATTCGTAGGGCTTTTGCAAGCTTGTCAGCCTCATCTTCCACTTCATCTTCTTTGCGTTCAGGTGTGTAAGGCGCTGGACACCTGATGTCTTTTGCTTTAGAGTACTCAGAACAATATGCTTCCGACATTTTGCGGAGCATCTGCTTCTCGAACAGTGTTAGTTCTAGCTCGTTAACTTCTATGAAGCTTTGAATTTCTTGCCAGGACAACGGGATTAATCCGTAACCTGTTTGAGAACATTGGCCCGACCTAAAAAACAACGCCTGTAGGTGTAAAAAAGCCGGATGAATTTCTGGCAGATTTACCTCTACAGGCGCTATTGGCGCGCCTGCTGAATCTTCAGGCGAGTCTGAATCAATTTTTTCACGTACTAGAGGCGCACCTGTTCGGATTGCCTCTAGGCGGCTCATCTTTTGTTTGTCAGGCACACACCCTAGGTATGCGACCTGACGGCACCACAGGAGGAGCTCTCCTTCAATTATTTCAAAAAAGCGCCGAAGCCCGATCCGATAAGCTCGCCAATCTGTTCACGAATCCACACAAAACGGTCATCCGAGTACACAGTGCGGAACGCATCAGGCGTGTCAACTTTCTTACCTGCGAAATCCATGTTGGTAATCTCAACAGAGATAGTGGTCAAGAATTCAACATTCTCTTGACGGGCTTGTTCTGGCGAAGGCTTCTTACCGCCGCGTTGAGCGTCACGCTTCATCATTGCATTCACGGCGCGTTGATACGAAGGGGAAGCCTTGCCCTTCAGGACAATCTCAACTGGCAGAGTTTCTTCTGCATCTGCAAAGAGAGGCAGGCCAGTGCCGGGGTGATTCAGTTGAAAGCTGGCTTGTTCTTCGAGGGCGAGGCTGGAAAGATCAAAAGTCATGGTAGAGTTCCTTAAGTTATGTTAGTGTTGTTAAGTTGATTGGAGCTATCTTGCTCCTTTGTTTGTGCTGCTATTAATTCTTCGATGCGGTTGAGGGGGGAGGCTAGGTGTACGTCGTAGAAGCATTCTGTGGAGCCGTCAAAGCGTTCCTGCGGTTGCTTGTGCTGTGAGCGCAACTCTCTAAGAATCTCGGTCTCTATGGCACGAGGAATAAACCCTTCATCAAACACGTATTCTTTAAGAATATTAAAAGTCTTACCTGACTCGCGGGAGACCGATTGGCAGCGTTCTTTTGCGTCGAAATTTGTTATGCCTACTTTCACCAAATCTCGTTCCGTGAGAACGTACAACTTGCCGGGGAGGCTATTTTTATAGCCCGCAACCGCACAGTCAGGGCAACCTCTACCTGCGAGATGAGAGGATGGCTCTTGCCAAAAGAATCCGTGTTTAGTACAGTAGATTTCAACCTTCTTGTGGGTGGTCTCGTACTTTACTCGGGAGTAGTCATACCTCCCTGAGTGAACCCTGTCAGCATCTTTTATGAACTCTTCGCCGGTCTTCCTGCAATTTTGCCCGTTAATCTCGTGGGCACATTCCTTGCAAATAGTCTTACTGTGGACGTGATTGCTGACAGTCTGCTTGAACCATCCGTGCTTCTTACAGAATATGTCTATCTTGGACTCTTTATTTTTGTAACCCAAGACATCCTTGTACAGGTAAGTATCTCCATGAACAGCCCTAATTGCTTCTCTTACTTGCTCTTCAGATTTTCTCGTCTTGCTGTGCGCAGTAATCTTCCCGCACTCGGGACAGCCGCGACCCGTGAGGTGACTCCCAGGAGTAGTCAACCATGTTTTATGTATAGGGCACGAAATTAGAACTTTTTCATTTACTGCCTTATACACCACATGCTCGTAACTGTACTTGTCTCCGTGTATCGCAACAGCTTGCGCAATAAATTCTTCAGTGGTTTTCTTCTTTGCCATGTATCCCTTTCTTAAAGACTCTAAAATTTTTAGAACGTTTAAGAGAGGGATTGACAGTCCCGTACCTCTTACTACTTCTTTACAGGGGGCGTCTCACGACGTACCTCTTCAAACAAGAGGACCGAAGTCCTCCTAAAACTGTTACGCTTCTACAGTAATAATTTCGTCATCAACGTCAATAGTGATGTCCATCTCCAGGATGCTATCGGCTCCCGAAATTGTGGTGCTCGCGGAAGAAATAATGCCCGTTCCAAAATCAGTCTCGCCAACCAAAGTTGGGTAAACAACCTTGAATGCTCGCGGAGCACGATCTTTGAATGCAGCGCGCAGCGCGTCAATATCGGCACCAGCATGGCGCGCGACTTTGAGTGTCATTTGACCAAAATCTTGGCTGCCGCCCCGCTTGGTGACTCGGCCCGTGCTCACGTCGGTGAACGAAACCACTTGCGTCTTGCCACCGAGGCTACCCATATCGGAGACCTCGGCCACTTGAATCCAGCCCGTGATCGCCTCAAACCCAGTTTCATCGTGCGTGGTAGGCAGACTCGGAGCGATCCACAGCGTTGTCGTAGCAGATGTAAATGCCATTTGTATTTCCTTTAAAAATTAATTAAGATGCTTGTGATACGACTCACGCCGTATTCGTTGGGTGAGCGTTAAAGCTCTTGACGAGTTGTCAGAGTTCCTGACGATATCTAACTCGTACAGCAGCCACCCTAAAGTTCCCATCACTCATAGCTGGGCTAACAATCGGAGGCTGCTCTACCGAGAATGTTTGAAAGAGGCTCTTGCCAGCCACGGGGAAGAGTGCTACGATGGCACTTGTCAGCGCTTCCAACTGCTTCATCCCTCGACCTTCTGGTACGGCTACATTCACTTGGAAGGTACCGTAGACACGCTGCCTCGTAGCATCCACCGTAGCGTTGATAGCCGTGTTGGAGAGGAATAGCACTTCCAGGAAAGGTGCATTGACAGGCTTTGTGAAAGGCACGCCCTCGTATGCTATTGGGAGAGACTCACTTGCTGCGAAGGCTGTAATCCTTGTTTCTACTTCTTGTCTGATGTTCATTTCAAGATGGCCTTCATAGCGTTGTACGAAACCTCAACAGGATGATAAGCTTTCCTCATACCTGTCCAAGTCCAACCTGTCTCAGGGTCTTTGCCAGCAGGCCAAGAAGCATACTCAACCCTGAACGCATAATTTAGATTGTTGGACAGAGATACAAAACCATCCTTCTTGAAGAAGGTATTAGCACTCTTGACAATGCTGTCAATCCTAGCTAAGCTGTCACTGCCATCACTCGTGTTAGTCGTAGTAGACGTATCAAACGAGTTGACAGCAGGGAACCAGTTAGCTACGAAGTGCCCTGCAACATAAGGGCCATCGCCTACGTGCGGAGAGTTATTAACAATCTTGGTGAAGTAGGTGTGAGCTACGTTAGTAATCTTGAAGTTTACTTCGGTTTGCACTCTTGTGATATTCTTCTTCAGACTATCTAAGAAGCTTCCCATGTGCTCTCCTTTAGAACAGAATTATAGCATTGAAGGGGAATGTTGTCAATTCTTACGAAGCTTTCTTGAATACATAAGAATTGCTAATCAGCGTCTGTGCAACGCCCTTTGCGTCAAGCATCTGCACATCGTAATAGAAGAAACCTGTACGAGACATATTCTCTTCACTTGGAGTGAACGAGACAATCCCTGTTAGGGGGTTGCTCACTACACCAATTAGCTTATACAGGATATTGGCCTCTTCGTTAGTCGGCTTTGTCGAGTAGAGTGTGAACACAAACTTGCACCGAGTAATATCAGCTACATGCCCAGTTGAGTTGTCAAACACAATGAACGACTCAGTGGAAGTGTCTCCTGCCGTCCTTATGAGTTGCTTTGTGCTAGAGTCTTGCGGAACAGTACGCAACACAAGTGTAGGTGGAGGGGGGATAACAGGGAGGGAAACAACCTCCCTTTCGGGAAGCGCCTCCCTCACAATTACTGTGCAGGGAATTGCCATTATTGCTGCTCCATATCCAGATACACAGTACGCTCATCAACACGTGCCGGAGTAGATGCTGTGGTAATCTTGCAAGTAACTGTTGCTTGACTTCCCGTGCCACCCGACACAAACACTGTTGTCTTATTGCCTGTGGCATAACTGCCTGCATCATCCACACCACTCAACGTAAACGTCACGGAAGCAATCGCAGGCGAGCCCATATCAGCGAGCCACGCAGACCAATCGAATGTGATGTCGATGGTGGAGTTCGGGTCTTTAGAACCGTGAGGCTTCTTAGGGTCGTTGAGATTCCAGAACTTCCCTCCAGTGAACACAGGTGCGATTGCTTGGACGGCCACCGTACGTGCTGCACTTGGTGTGAAGCTCGCCGTTGCAGGAGTCGCAGCAGGTGTCGTCACAGTTGCTACACCGCTCTTGCTAGTATCCGCAGTGCTAGTGGCAGTCACAGTGATTGTTTGCGACGACGATGTAGCAGCCGGTGCTGTGAACAAACCGGAAGAACTTACACTGCCCGCGCTTGCCGTCCATGTAACAGATTGCGATGGAGAGTTTGTTCCTACCACTGTTGCTGCGAATTGCTGTGTTGCGCCACCCACCACCGTGGCCGTGCTCGGAGACACACTCACACTAGAGACTGTTGCCACTGCCGCAGGTACTGTGACAGTAGAAGTGTTCGACTTGGTAGAGTCTTGAACACTCGTTGCGCGCACAGTGACTGTTTGAATACTTGTAGTAGCTGCCGGTGCGGTAAACAGGCCCGAAGAGTTAATAGTGCCAGCCGTTGTCGTCCAGGTTACACTCTGTGAAGGCGAGTTAGTCCCTGTAACTGTCGCAGAGAATTGTTGTGTGGCTCCACCATTCACTGTTGCAGAAGTGGGCGAGACACTTACACTTGTCACTGTTGGAACAAGAGCAGCAATCGTTACAGTTGCCGTTCCAGACTTAGTACTATCTGCTACACTGGTTGCTGTAACTGTAATAGTCTGTGCAGAGGTAGTTGCTGCTGGAGCCGTGAACACACCACCACTTGTAACCGATCCTGCGGTTGTGGACCAAGTAACAGATTGCGACGGAGAGTTAGTACCATTAACCGTAGCAGTGAATGTTGTAGAACCTGTCGCCGTACTTGGAGAGACTGTGACACTAGATACTATAGGTACGGCTGCTGCAATTGTTACTGTCGCTGTGCCGGATTTAGAAGTATCGAATGTACTCGTCGCCGTAACTGTAATGGTCTGAGTAGAGCCTGTGGCAGCGGGTGCAGTGAACACACCTCCGCTTGTGATCGTGCCACCTGTCGCAGACCATGTTACACTTTGTGGTGGCGAGTTTGTGCCGGTTACAGTGGCAGTGAATGTTGTCGATCCGGTTGCTGTTGTGGGTGAAACTGTGACGCCGGAAACTGTGGCACTTGCGCTAGCTGTAACCAACTCGTTTTCAGCAACCATTGGCAATGGAGTCGCACCATTGCCATAGACAGGAGTGCCAATATCAGGGGCGTTGCCAGGGAGGTACTTGACTACAACGGATGAACCTAGTGCGCGGTCGCACGTAAGCGTAATATGTGTAGCGTCTGTACGAACAGCGGAGACAACACTTGCAGTCCCTGTAGTGTCCGATACAACAAATCCTGTGATACTACTCGTTGGTGTGAAATCAGTACTCGTTCCACGGTGCGCGATAGTGGCTACAACAGTGCTGCCGTTTACTACCAAGGATGTGATCTTCGGGCCGCGCTGATAAACACCAGAAGCTGCTATTTCACCCCAAACATACCTAATACGTTCAGTGCTTCCGTAGATGCCTGCTGTGTCAAGGTGGATGCCATCACCACCGATGGTAAAATCTAGGTTCTGAACATGGTAGACGTTCGGGAGGTCTCCGGCTTCGCTCTCTGCGGTATGCACCCACTCGCACCGCTGCGAGAACTGTTCGGCGGTCTGCTCAGTCGTGGAATACGCCGTGCGGCGGTTCATGCCGGAAATCAGTACCGGGAGCGTCGTGTTGTTCCCTGCCAGTGTGCGCAGGTTGGAAATCAACAGCTTAATACGGTCAAGATGTACGGTTTTAGAGGTGACAATCGTTCCCGCTGTATCGTTCGACCCCAGCGAGATAAATGCGCCAGCAAGGGCGTTTCCTGCGTTCGCTACCGACGCAACGAGTTTCACCCAAACGTCATCGCCAGAATTGAGCCAGTTGCCGTAAGTGGTTCCGCCAACGCCGCGAGGAAGTGCTGCTGTTACAACACCTGTCTTCCCTGCGATGTACTCCATCATCATGGAAGCTGGAGTTTTGTAAGCCGCGATAACGGACCAACCGCCCTCGTTAACGTAGCTGGTGATTTCGTTATTCGGGCCACCTGGGTACTCCCAAGCTTGTCCCATCCAAGCACCTGCCGAGGATGACCCTAGGAAGGCGATAATATCACCAACACCCCAGCGGTTACTATCCACAGCGGACGTGGAGAGCACAGTGCTAGCGCCGTCCTTGGAGCGAACAGCGATGCGATACTTTTTAGAGCCTTGGGGGATAGAGGGTGTGGCAGTCCACGTTCCGTCGTTGTTGATGGTTGCACTAACATCAAACCATGCTTTTGCAACAGTGCTGTCCGAGTAGGTAAGCTGTGCCTCAATTTTAGCTGGCTTCGTGCCAGTGTATGTACCCGACAAAGGAACATTGGCCGAGCCGTTAGCCCGCTGGAAAATACGCTCGTTAACTGGGGGAACAACAGTCACGGTAGGTGCAACGTTCGCTACAACACCTCCTGCACTGGTGGCAGATGCTGTACCTTGGCCATTCGTCGCGATCTGGCGTACAGCAAGGGTCTTGCCCACGTCTCCACTTACGGGAGTGTAGGTAGCCGAGGTTGCTCCGGCGATATCCGTCCCATCGAGCACCCATTGCTGTGTGCTGGTGATTGGTGCTGTCCCTGTGACGCTAGCCGGAGTGTAAGCGAGGGGAGTTCCTACCTGGGGCGTTGCAGCAAGAGTGGGTGTGCCAGAAATTGTTGGTGGTGCTGCATTAACTGCTGCCGTAACAACGACACCTGCACTAGAAGAACTGACAGTGTTGACAGTACCAGATGTAGTGTTTGTGGCGGTTTGCCTAACCTTGAGGGTTTTTCCGGCATCACCAGTGACAGGTGTGTATGTGGAGGAAGTCGCTCCGCTGATTGCCACGTCGTCTAGCAGCCACTGTGTAGTAACAGTGGGGGTTGGTGTGCCAGTGACAGTTGCAGCGGTGAACGACGTGGAAACACCAACCTGGGGCGTTCCGTTGATTACAGGTGCCTGCGTAATAGCTACTGGTGTGTCTGTCGGCGCTACATATCCATAACCTGCACTAGGGCCATCCGGCAGCGTCGTGGTATTGGCTATTACTGTCATGGCAGACGGGCCGCGATCTTGGTAATCGGAACCATTACTCATGCGGAGATACCATGCAGGGGTGTAGCCCAAGTCCGCGAGCTGCATGCCGTAGGCCAGCTTAGCGATCTCGAAGTCAGTCAGGGCGCGATCAACACGGAACACACGTTCCATAGCTTCGTCCATTCTGCGGTCGCCGTTACGGTCGCCTATGACGAAGTAACCGGAGTTACCTGGGCCGTCGAGCGCCGTGGTAATAGCAAAGGAACTGGTGCTGGTCTTGACTGCAGACCCGTCTGTGGGGGCGGTGGTAAGCACAGGGCAATACTTACACACTAGCGCGTTGTCCTTGCGCTGGAGAATGCAAAGATATGCCTTGTTGGCTTCAATCTGAGGATTGAAAGTGACCGAGGCATTAGGTCCACCAGCCGTATCAATATAAGCGCCGAGAGTAGCGGGAGCGCCTCCCAACAGCACGAGGCTTAACGAACCAGCGGATTGGAAACCTCCACTAGATACGATGTACTGAGGACTCGACGTGAACGTGCCGTTCATGATCAGCACAGCACCCACCGTGAAGTCCGCATTGGGGTAGGTCAGGGTAGCGTTGTCCGCTATCTTCAGCGTGGAGGCGACAGCAAAAGCGCCTTTAAAATCAATACTCATTTATAATCCTTCTTTAAGCCGCTGCGTAATAAACTGGAAGATTTCGTTATTTGACTTCCCAGTCACATCCTCGGCAAAGATAACAATCGTCTTGTTATTAGCCCGCACAACAATCATATCAGCGTCAGGGTGCTCAGCTTCCGCTCTAATGTCTACTATCCACTCGTCAATCTCCTGCTTTGTAGTCATGTCATTCCCTAACGAACAACTCGTACAGCACACATCCTGCATCTGTCATAGATGGGTTATACTGCTTGAGCGTGATAATCTTGTACACCTTGTCGCCAAGTTTGAGTTTGTCACGATTGGGGAGCAGATGTGGCAAAGGCAAGCCTGTCTCAGTTTTATGCGGAGGCTGCACAAACACTTGCTTGTCGCCGGATTGAATGAGGCTAGTGCCAGATGTGCCCAATCCTTGCTTCTTATCGAGATAATCGAAGAACATCGCGTTCACTCTGTAGTCAGTAGTGGAGACAACATTCTGAGAAGTTTCAGGGTCGTATTGCTCGCTAGTGGCTACAACAATGTACGCTGTAGTGCCGAAGGAAGCCATCATGTCCGCTACAGATTCATCGAACAGGCTAATCATAGCGGTTTAATCCATTCGTCAAAGCACAGTTCCTTGTCCCAGTTCTTAGTGAAGCGTACAATTGGGGAAGGTTCACCAGTGCCGCTGTAGGGGAGGGGGCTGATGTCGCTGATATTCGGGTCCTTCAGAAGCATCTCTACATACTGGCGGTATTGCGAGAATTGCTGATTGCCATAAACCGTAAGAGTGTTCAAAGATTGCTGACTCTTGAAGGCAAGCTGTCCAAGAATGTACATTGCGCAAATCCTGGTTGCTTTCTTGAGATTGCCGTTTGCTTCGGTGAGAGCTTGTTCGTACACTTCGTCAGAGAGTAGTTGGAGGTCTCTGGTGTCTCCTACGCGGATTCGAAGTAGGCCGGTTGGTGTTGAGAGGTCAAGAATTGCCATGCTTACTCCTTTTAGTATTCTTACTAAAACACCCTCCGAAGAAGGTGTTTCGATCAGAATGCTATCTGATTAGTTGCTCGACGTAACTTTGATGATCGATGCAGGGCGGGTTGCGAAGAACAGTGGTGCTGCTTCAAGTTCCAGCTCTACGTACTCATCTTTAGGATCGACGTAAGTTTTCATGTACAGCTCTTGTCCAGGCTGGTTCGCGCCAGACATCTTAGCCGAAGGGCCGTTGAAGCCACGGAACAGGTCGTTCACGCCGCGAGCAAAAGCGATACCAGTGCTATCAGCGAAAGCAACTTCCGACGAGCCGGTTGGCAGATTGAACGTTGCGTCGTACGACACGAACTTGATGCCCCGATGCTCAAACACGTCCATGATGCCCCACTTCATGTAGTCGGTCAGGTCGTCGCGCAGTACTTGTTTGCCGCTGTTCACGTAGAACTGGTAAGCATTCTTGATGCTTGCATGCGAAATCAACTTGTCGAAGAACACTGGATCGACCAGCACTTCCACACCAGAGATCGCGCCGCCGTTCATGACGTTCTTAGCAATCTTGGTCTTCAGTTGACGGATGATAGCGTCAACGTTAGTGGTAGAGGTGCCCAGCAGGAAGTCACTAGTATCTTGTGTGATACCAAACTCCGAATACATGTCAGCCATCACAGTACCGTCTGGGGTCTTGAACACGCCCTTCAGTGCTTGCAGCTTCATGTACTCTTGGGTTTGATCCCAAGCCATGCGCATATCGCCCAGCTTCTCAGCAGTGGCGTGTGCAATGGTTTCTTCATCGGTACGACCAACTTGACGATGGCCCTGGATGTCGTCGCCGGTCAGACGGTCTTCGTGTTTGAAGTAAGCCAGTTTCAGGGCGAAGGTATCGGCCTTGCGCTCTTTACCTTGAGTAGCAGCTTTACCGCCACGATTCACCTGCGGCAGCAGAGTGGTGGTGTTGTAGTCGCGGTCGAAGATGATAGCGGTTTGGCTGGTCGATTTGACGTTGAACAGGTTCAGGCTGTTGATGTAGCCGTATTGCAGAGGCATTTGGGTGATGCCATCAACAAACTCAGTGGTCTTGAAACTGTTGAAATAGTCGCGGATGATAGTCATTGTAGTGTTCCTTACTTATTAAACTTGTGCACGGATGTGGATGTTCTTAGCGCGCAGGGCGTTTTGAACGATGGTCTGGTTAGCACCGGAGACGACATCCTTGTAGACCAGGCCTTTATCGACAACACCTGCGTGACCAGTGCGCAGCACAACCAGTTGGTAATCACCAGCAGCCAGCGACGGCACATCAACAACGGTGTCGATCAGAACAACAACGTCAGCATTCAGAGTAGCCACATCAGCATTGGCAACCCACTTGTATTTGCTAGTGCCGTCATATTGCAGCACAGCACCCACATCCATGCCAGCCGAAACCGTGACGGTAACAACCTTACGGCACACACCCTTGTCAGCCATTTCTTCAAAAGCCAGAACGCCCGACAGCTTATTCCCACGCGAAGCAATTTTGCTCATTTCAATTCCTTATTTACTTAGTCTTGATAAATTTGTTGAAATGCACAGGCTTCTTCTCCTCTTGGGGTTTGGCTTGGGCATCTACACCAGTTTCCGTGAACAGTTCCGACTTAGCTTCTGCTTCCATGTTGGTTGCCATAGCACCCAGCACAGCGTCAAATGCTACGTCGTTCAGTTCCTTCGTTGCTTCCATCAGCGCAGTAGCCTTCACGTCACCAACAGTCTCAACAATCTTTGCCATACGGGCATCCATCTTTGCTTGCAGAGCAGCAGCTTCAACAGTAGCTTTCTCTTCAGCGACAGCAGCCAGCTTGGCGGTGGCTTCTTCCAGTGCCTTGTTAGTGGCTTCCAGGTTCTCGGACATAGAGGCCACCAGAGCAGTTTGTTCTGCGAAAGAGGCTTTCAGTTCCGAGAGTTCTGTAGCCATTGCTTGCACTTCCAGCGCCGGGGCGTTGATAGTTCCTTCAATAGTCATTTCGACCTCTTCCTTGTTAAAATACTTTTGCAATTGCTTCAGCATTACGATTTTCCTTTATGCTTTTCGGCTACGTATGCCGAGAATTGTTTGTGATCCATAACTTTGTTCACGAGGCCGGTTTCCAGGGCAGCATCTGCATGGAACATCTTTGCATCCCAAGACAGAATGTCGGCTACAGGGATGCCTGTGTACGAGTGAACGTGCTGGGCGAACAGGTTGCCAAGGCGGGTCACTTCGTCCTGCATCTCAGCAAGGAACTCTTTGGAGAACGAGCCGTCTTCTGCGAAAGGGGTTTTGCCAGGAGTGCTGGAAATGTAGATTGGCTTGAGGCCAGCCATTTCCATTGCTTTGGAGCGGTCTAGCAAACTTACGACGCAACCCACCGAGCCGGTTTGAGCGTCAGGATGGATAATCACTTCGTCAGCAGCGATGTTGAGTGCCAGAGAGGCAGAGGCAGACATCGTGTCAATGTACGAGTACCAAGTAACACCAGCTTCGTCACACATTGCGCGAAGGTCGTTCGCGGTGGAGAAGCAGTGACTCGCTTGTCCGCCAGGGCTGGAGTGCACAGTGATGAGCGTTGTGATACCATCGTCAATCAGCATCTGCGCTTGTTCAAGGATGCCTTGATAGCTACAGCCAGTGATGCCGCCACATGCACCGAGGATTGGCTTATAGGACAAGGCTCCATCGACTTGAAGCTCCCCAATCTTTTCAAGCTTCTGAGGCTTGACAGGCTCCTTATCCTTCACTACAATCGTAGACGAGAACTCAGGAGAGTTACGAGCGTTGATGTAGTCTAGAAGGTTAGTGGCAGCTTCGGCTGTGATGAGGTGCGGAGTGTTGTATAGTGACGATGCAAAACGAAAAAGGCTATGTGCCATATGTGTGTCCTTACGCGGCGTTTTCTGAATTTTGAGTGCTGCTGTCCTTACCTGTTGGCTTCTTCGCTGTTCCGTCGAAAGGCGTTTTCATGCCCTCCCCGGCATTACTAGACTCCATGGTGAACTCCAGATCAGCTATGTTTGTATCGTCAGGTAGTTGCGTGACACCCATAGACTTACGAACACGATTGACAGTCGGGATATCTTTTACAACAACGCCAACAGATGCTGTACGCTGGAAAAGCTTGCCCAGTTCATCTGCACTCATGGAAGTTATATCGCCGGGTACAAACTTGGGAAGATTCTCCAAGCCCCACCCATTCAAGCGATATAGTTGTGGAACTAGATCATGATTCAGCACGTCCGCAATTTCGTTGAGCCTGTGCCCAACAGCAAGGGCGAGAACGTTAGTGTCGCTATCGGCCAAAGAAAAGCTGCCTTCGTGGCTGCCAGTTTTGAGGATATCAACGCCAAGCGTGGACAAGATTTCATCTTGATAGCGCCTTGCGGCTTGGTCTACGTTAGCAATGCTGCTACCACCGCTGCCCTTCATAAACTCGACATCGAACATGTCTTTCTTAGACTCAGGGTCGATGAAGGTGGGGAAGACAATACCTTCGCTAGTGCCATTGGCAAGATTGGTCAGAATCTGCTTACATGTCTCGTATACCGCCTTTTCTTCGTCGCTGGCGTCTGCTGCCATGAACTTGGCAGGGATACGGATGAGTGGAAGGCCAGCGGACTCTTTCGCAATAGACAACAGCTCTTTTTCTTTGAGGAGGGTAAGCTGCTTGTGTGATAAATAGACGCCCTTTAAAATCGAGTGCCCAAGAGGGTTGCCTCGTGTTGCGTCTGCTGTAAACAACAAGAATTTCTCACGTGGGATGCGAATCAAGCCTTCGTCATCAGTGAGGTTTTGATACAGATAACCATGCTCAAGATTTGCAATCGATTGGCACACGGCGACGAGTTCACGACCATCTTCCGAGAACTCCCATTTCTGGAGAGTTTCTTGCGGGCGAGGTGTAAGCTTGCGAATTCCCACGAGACCGTCACTAAATTTGGAGCCATTCTTTGCAAGGCGGCGGCGATAAACTTTCTCTTGCACGCCGTGTCCGTAGACGATGAACTCACTAACGTCAGCAATGAACTGGCCCCAGCTAATCTCCATATCGTCACGCATAGAATCAATAGCCTTGGCGCGCTGTTTGTCTTGCTCACTTGCGCCGATGGGCGGTTCTACGCTCCAGGGGACGCGGCACATCAGTGTTCGGTAGGCGTTTAGTGCGGAAGCGATGATTGCTGTTTTACGCATCTCATCGATTGTGCGGAAGAAATGCTCGGGGCGGAATGCCCTGTTAGCTTCCTCGTAAATTCGCCCGTTGGCTACTTTCAGAGCGCCGAAGCCGACTTCTCCTAGGCCAATACGAGGAACAGCAACCCCTTCATCAGCCGCCAGAGCAGCCGTATCTTTTTTAGGCTTCTTAGCTGCCATTGGTACTCCTTTTATTTACTAAGCAGGATTGTAGCATAAGATATGATTGTTGTCAAATCTTATGCAGACAAGGCTGCTTAGGTGTGTTATGATGGGTAGGATGTGGGCTAGACGGTGGGGATGGGGGATTTGCCGGAGAAGACTGGGAGGGAGAATTGGGGCATTCCCTGATTCTTCATTAGGTAGTTCGCGGCATCGGCAATGCAATCTACCTGATCATTTTTTTCATTACGCCCACCAGTGAAGTATTCCAACTCCATCAGCATGTTTTCAATGAATCTGTCGTCATCCTTGTCCCTAACAATCTTAACTAAGCCAGCTTCCGCCATTGCAAAGAAAGGTTGAGCACGTTGTAGCTTGCCTGCGTGTCCGCTCACTTTAATTGTCTTAACAGAGATGCCTGCCTCAGAGAGATGGCGGACAAAGAAAAGATTTGCCGCTGCCCCGCCAGCTCCAGGGTCTTTCGGGATGAGCACAGGTATGTCGAGTCCGTCATCTCGTGCTGTCTCCACAACGTCCTTGAGAACGCCGTCTGTCAGTTTCCTGTACCTGCGCATATGCTCAATGTACAAACAACCGTCATCTGCTCCACGACTCATAAGGCAACCCGCTGTATAGTCAGGGTCCCTTGCAGAACCTGCGTGACTGGGCTCTTCGGACGCTGCAAAATCGTAAGCACGGACCTTGCCAGTTACTCGCAGTGGTGGCCTATCAACAATCTCAACCCAGGACCTTCGGAAGAAGCTTTCCCCAGCCTCACGAGCTGTCCAGGAACCATGCAAAAATCTTAACTGATTAACATATGGCTGGGACAGGAGGTTCGCCAAGTAGCTGTTGTTTCGCGGGGGGAGTAAATACGGGTTGTCCATCACTCCGGTCGGCACAAAGCGGAAGCTCTTAGGCATGAATAGTTTATCAGCAGGAAGCTTCTTAATCTCTTCCTCACCCATGCCACGAGCGTATATCATGTTGCGTGGCTTGCCGTGCAACTCAAAACACTCTTCTGGGGAATCTGCCCACAAGACTTGGTTCTCGATAGTTACGAACCAACGAATCCTGTTTTCAGTCCCTGGAAGGGGTACACCGTCATCCCCTAAACTGTACTCCACCCATTTCTTCAAAAAGCTATTGATGTCAGGGTTGCACGATAAGTACATCTGTGGGTAAATCTTGCTGTGGGCCGAACGAATACGGGATAACAAAAATAGGACCTGCTTCTCTGTCCATTTATCACCTGCCTCATCGATCAGCACGCGGGTTAATTGGGAACCCTGCCAGGAACCTAAATCATCGTCCGAGGCGATTGCTGAGAAAGCGATGCTCGCCCCGCTGGGGAAACGCCACACCATGGCCTGTGATTTATATTCCCCACCAAACTCTTTGTACAATTGGCTCTCATCGATCAAACCACCTTGACGCTTCAATTCCGGTGCCGTTCTACGGAAGATCGTACAGCGGAAATGCGGATCGTTAATACCGTCTAGGTTGCGAATCAAGCAAGTCGCAGATTTGCCTCCACCTGCCATTAGAGGCTTGTTCAGCACAGGTCGTTAGTCTGTGCCCGCTTATCAAGCTGCCCCGTATCGCTACGGGGGTCAGGCTATATCTTCCACTACAAAGTAGCTGAACCCTGTTTCCACTCACTTGAGCGTACTTCCTTTCGGAATAGCCGTCACACGTTCCCTTTCGGGCTTCGCTCGGTGTTGTCTACTAGAGATATTCACCGAATTAAGGGTTTGTTTTTAAGGCGGAGGCACAGGTATCTCAACCACCGCCAAGCAAAATAACATCCGTAGTTTTATCTGTAAGGATAAGGCGTTGTTTCTCGCTTGCTGGCCCGTAGACCTTTTTTTGTTTCTTATCTGTCATAACTCCCCTATTAAACAGTCGAGCATCTCAATAAGGTTGTAACTCGACAGGTCAACGAAGCACTCCGTGTATCCATCGAATTTAATATCAGGGTTTCTGTACTCAGCCCTCAACATCCTCAGAAATGCACTCTCGACATAAGCACACTGCGTGCCATGCATCTTGTACTCTTTCGCCACAACAAACTTATTGTCAGTTGTTCTGTTGATTTCCTTGGCGCGGTGTGTAGCACTTTTGTTGGTAATTCCGATTTTTGTGACGCCAGATGCCTTGAGCACGTATAACGTCCCACCTTTACTGGTATTAAACCCTGCCTTGTTGCACAATGAACAACCCTGTCCCGTAAGGTGCTTCTCGGGTGTCTGCTTAAAACTTTTCCCGCAAACTCCACACGAGATTGAAATCTTAGTGTTTCGGTTCTTGTAATCGCTGAGCGTGTAAACATACCTTTCACCATGAATCACCTTGGCTTGGTCTACAAACAGAGAAGCATCTAGTGTCCTTGCTCTGGCTCCTGCATCAATGGCGCATTTCCTACAACCAGACGGCGCGGCGCCATGTGCAGAGTTTACATGGTTGTCGAACGAAATTTCAAACACTCCGTGGTCGTAACACCGAACCTTTACCTTATTCTTAACACCCTTGAACTCCACAAGGCTGTAGTCGTAGCGGGTTCCGTGAACAGCTTTCATTGCAGCTACTGCCTCTTCTTGTGTGTAGCTGCAACTCCCCTTTAGAAATCTACCACTCTTAAGTGCCGCAATCCCAACATTTTTAACAGTGCCGTCTTCAAACTCAACATCAAAACGTGAGCCAAGGTGTACTGCCTTTACTGTGGCTGCAAACCCCTCGTTGTTCTTGTAAGCTGTTCCAATTTCCACTCGTTCACACTCATCCCTGTCTGATGCTGTACCGACCAGAAGTTGCGAACTGTTTGTCCACTTTTGCTTGCCGCTGGCAGCAAACTGCACTAGAATTCTCTTGGCGTGCACGTACTCCACAACTTTACAAATCCCTGAGTGGCTGGTTTGGAACTCTTGGCCGACTTGTATCCCATACAGCCGAATAGAGTCATCTTTAAGTATGCCACTCTTAACTTGTGAGGAATTCGTCCTCTTAACACTGGCTGTGTCTAAGAACCTTACAACGATGTTTGTACTATTGGTGTACTCAAGGATTTCGATGTTGCCGTAATTTTGTGTTGGGAGTATATCTCCGACTCGAATTGATGGAGCGTTGATGCCCATTGACGTTCCTCTCTACTAGGTTAAATGGTGTGGCTAGGCGAAGAGTAGAGCTTCGCCAGGAGGATCAATCCGTTCGCCACGTTGAACTTATAACAAACAACAAAAAGCCTGCCAGCATCCCTGCCGACAAGCCTCATAAGAATTGGTGACGCACCAGCACTCAACCATCCGTACGTCTTAGTGACCTTAGAGCCACCCTCTCCGCTCTTGCCGCTTTCGCAGCTATTGCTCAATGGAGCTTGAGTCCCGCGAGCAAATTCTATGTACGAATGACTAGGACTATCCTAGAACTTTGGGCTTGTCACCTTGCGTCTAATTCCGCCACCATTCGTTTGTTACGAGTGTTTGTGTCAGCCCTCGTCGGCTTTTGTGACCTCGACAGTAGTGCTACAACCAGTAAGCTTGTCTTACAACCAGTGAATTCTGTTCGGCCTGGAATTCCACCAGACTCATTAGCCTCTTCTCGAAGCCTCGTCAGCAGCAACGCTAACAATCCGCAGGTAGGGGATTCTTTAAAATTCCTATTGACAGCATCTGCTGCCCTTGCTATGATTCTTCACATGAACTGCTAAGACGTACTTGGCCCTGTCTTAGAAAACTTAACCTGCAACAATAAAGGAATAGCGATTGTTTGCCGGGGGAATTTCTTTGAGAGAAACTTCTGCCTAATGAAGAACAGTTCTGCCAGAGGCCGCCGAAAAGCGGCTTTTGTGCTGGTGCTCTCTGTTGGATTTTAACCAACGCGGGATTTCTCCTCCGGGTTACAAAGCCGGTGCAATCGGACGGACTATGCGAAGAGAGCAGATACCCAAACCGTGCAAACAATGCAGAGGGTTTGGGCGTATGTTTTCAAGGCGGCTCAACTCGTACAAGCGTCAGAGAGGAGGGGCAATGGCCCTGTAGAGGAACCGCCTTGAAAACAGCCTCGTAAGAAGCTGTGTGCCAATTTTTGGACAGGCGTGGCTTGCCTGAAAGTTGGTGCAGGAGAATCCCCGCTAGAGCTATGTCGTAGTCTTCTTATAGCGGAAAATTCAGGTAGGTCTCATGGACCCTGCTCTCCCGTCACTCTCCCTTCCCACAACACCGCAGTCTTCTGCGCACTACCAACAAAAGAATTGTAGCAGAACTTGTGCTTCTTGTCAACTCTTACGTCAAATCTTGTTCACGTCGCCCAAGTCGATTACCTCAGCGTCTTTAAAATCGGGGTGGATATCGTCAAAGTTCAGCATAGGAGTGTTATCATCCTCAGCCGTACTCCCATGCCCGATCATACCTGACGACTTCACGTCCAAAAGTAAACGTGCCAACTCATCCTGATTGACTTCCTTACTAGAGTCGAGATAGTACTTTAGCAACTTCTCAGCAGCCATCATACGAATCTTCTCATCTTCGCTGTCAAGACCCCTCTCCAACGTCTCGATAGCCTTCTTACTCAGCTTCTTCAGATCACGTACGAGCTTGGCTAACTCATGTGTCTTCTTAAAAATTGGCTTGGGTGTTGCGCTCACCAAGTCTGTCATGTTACGCTCCTTAAAAATTCTTAACTGACCGAAGTGTAACATTGTGCACCCATCTTGTCAATTCTTACGAATTTTGTGCAATTTAGTGCTTGACAGAATACTTTCCGTACCCTAAGATGCACTCACACAACAACTTTCCAAGGAGGAATGATGAAGCTTTACCTAGTAGTGTCAATCTCACCCAGTGGTGCGAAAGGGCTTGTGGGCCATTACCCATACGAGGACAGTCCTGAGTGGCGTTCTGAAGTGTACGATACGGAGGAGGATGCCATTATACAAGCCGAGTTTATGTCACATAAATTCTCTGCTCGTGACATGCGTTACGAAGTGCGTGAGATTGAAATTTAAGGAGAAGCCCATGCTACAAAACGTCAAAATGTACTTCCGCGATGCCGGGAAGCTCGCCTGCATCAGCATTGACAGTGCAGACACCTACCGCGATGCCATCTGGGCCGTCCGCAACCGAGTGCTTCTAGAGGAGAACCCGTGGTTTGAAGTGAAAGCCCCTGTCATGGCGATTGTACAAAAATGAAAGAACTTATGAACATCATCGAAGACTACGAACGCCAGGAACGCAACTTGGCAGACATGGACGACAGCCGCTTTGCAGAAATCTACCTGGAGGACATCACGCCGGCCCGTAAAGAGAACAAGCAGAAGATTCGTAAAATGAAGAAGGAGAGCAAATATGACCGAAATTATTGAACAACACACCGAAACCCGCAACGAAGAAACCAAGATTCTTCGCACGCCTAACTTTTACACTGTTGTTCTTGAAATCGAACGACACGTGCTCCTTGGATGGCAAGTTGAAAAAATTATCACTCCCCCAAACTTTGATTTCTTCTTGTACGAGGTGTGCTTTGTCAAGAATGCCCACACACTAGCTAACGTCAAGGCTAGTGCAGACGCTGCTAACGAAGGCAAGGAAGTGATTACGAAGGAGAAGCGCCAGGAGAATATGGCTAAGGCCCGTAACACTCGTATGGCTAAGATTGCTGCTGAAAGGCTGGCTGCGGAGGGTGGTGGAGATGAAAGTTAAGTTTGCCAACACTGACGTAGACCTCTGGAGACTTCGTGTAGGTGAAGTTGTCGTGCTTATGTACGATGACGGTGTGATGGACCCTCTGCACATCAAAAGCTTCCACAACCGTAGCATTCTTAACAAGCACGAAATGACGATTATCGCTGGTGACGAGGAAGGAGATTACGAGTTTAAGCCAGAATGGCTTACTTGGGTTGGTAGCCACTAACATTGACAGAATGCATCTCAGATGCTACATTGGGGTGTCTAGCTTTAACCTGCAAGGCATTCCATTAACATTTTTACGAGGATTCTTAATGTCCAATAAGGCCCGTCGCCATGAACGTCTCTCCCGCAGGAAGCGAGCAGAGGAACCTGTTGCAGAATTACCAACAGAAAGTATTGTACAGCCTACACAAACCCGTCTTATGAAGCTTGAGCCTGCGAATCCTCGGCAAAAGCAGCTTCTAGCAATGTTACGAGAGGGACGTGCTGCCTTGTTTGCACAAGGATCGTCTGGGACCGGGAAAAGTTTGATTGCTGCCTACCGGGCGGCAGAACTCCTACGCGAGAAGAAGATTGAGAAAGTTTACCTCGTGCGTGCGAACGTTTCTACGGGTAAATCATCAGGTAGTCTGCCTGGAACGTTAGAGGAAAAGCTTATGCCGCTATTCAAGCAGACGCTGACGCATCTCGGTAAGTTCATGGGGCAAGGGTTCCTCACCTACTGCATGAACAACAAGGTTATTGAGTTCCAGAGCGTCGAGTACATCCGTGGTATGAGTATCGAGAATGCATTCGTCATTATTGAAGAGTCGCAGAACCTGCTCGCACACGAGCTAGAGGCAATTCTCACACGGATTGGAGAAGGCTCACAGTTCGTATTTACCGGCGACCAGAAGCAAAATGACCTTCGGGGTAACAGTGGGCTCGTGCAAACCATCGGCCTCATTGAACGGATGCTGGACGAGCAACCAGACTACCTCGCTGACGACGATATCGATTGCTTGGAACAGAACGTTGGTGTCGTAACGTTCTTGCCTACAGATGTTGTCCGGTCAGGCCTGTGCCGCGCGTTCGTGAAAATGTACTATCATAATTAAGGAGAAACCGATGTCAGACATTCTTAAACTTCTCAAACGAGAAATCGAGCCATTCAAAGTGGTGGCAGCACCTCTAAACCAAGTGTACCAAGTGACGATTGATGATGGCTTTGAAGACGTTGCACAGTTCGCAGAACTAGTTGACTATCTCAACAATGCCGTAGAGGGCGACATCGCACACATCAAGATTTCTACCCCTGGCGGTGCACTGCATAGCATCATTCCTCTGATTGAGGCCATGCGCAACACTGATGCTCACATTGCAATGCACGTGGAGTCAGACACTGCTAGCGCCGGAACGATTCTCATGATGCTTGCTGATGAGGTGTATATTAACCCGTACACTTCCATCATGATCCACTCGGCATCCTATGGCTACTACAACCACTCTGGCAATATGGAAGCACATGTGAACCACAGCACTGTTGCGATTAAGAAGCTTATTGGGGAGATTTATAGTGGCTTCTTAACCCCAGACGAAATCTTGCGCGTCCAAGACGGCCTAGAAGTGTACCTCACTGACGAAGACTGCTACGACCGCTTCAAGCGCCGTAACGACATCCGTATGAAGCAAATCGCAGACGCCAACAAGCCTCCCAAGAAACCCCGCAAGACTGCTAAGAAGCTGCCCGTAGAAGCTCCTACCGAAGACATGCCGCTGTAAGAATCGCCCTGGCTTCGGCTGGGGCATTTTTATTTGTAGAAAGCGCTTGCATTCTTACGGGACATGTCCTATGATGAACTCACTAACCCCTCAGGAGACTAACATGACGCACCACAGTGCTACCACCTTTCAAGCCACTCGCTTCAACCCCAATCGTGAATTCTGTGGAGGCGAACCTGCTTCCGAGATGCACCGTCAACGCCAATTTGAAATCTGCCGAGCAATCGACCTCATCAGCCTGGGCAACGTACTAGAAGCAATGGTGGAGAAGGGCCACATGAAGGAAAGCCAAGCAAGGCTGTTCAAAGCGCAAGCAGCAATCTTGCAAGCGCATTTGCTCACTGAGAATAACAGGTCGTTGAACTTTTAAAGGAAACCAAATGGAAGAGTATAAAATTTCAGATGTGCTCGCTGATGCAACTCACCCTGCACACGAAGCAACAACAAAGATGATGGATGATCTACGCTCAGGTAAGATTAGTATGTGCGCTTGTATGGGTCCAGGTTACGGCGAGCCTTACTGTCCTTGTGAAATGAGCCGAAGAGGTCTTGACGAGCAGATGAAGAATAACCCGCTTCGCATCGAGGCGAATAAGCGCTCGGCGGAAATGTGGAAGAAGTTTATGGACGAAGGTGGATTTGGTCAATTCGAGAGTGAAGAATGAAAGACGCTTTCTACGGAGCTGTGCTCATGATTGTTATGCTGCTTGTTAAAGTTGGATTGATTGAAGATATGGGAGAAGAATGATGATTTTTACTTGTATGGTCGCCACCATGGCGGCGCTGGGATTTCTACTAACACTTCTTGGTATTTGTGGAGAGGGAGATATTGGAGAAAAGACTGCTACAAAATGCTTTGAGGTGGGAGTTGCTATGCTGGTGGTGAGTTTCTTATCCTCTTTCGCTATATACGTGAGGGGATAACCATGCTAGAACTTACATGTTGGATATTGTGCGGATTCGGCTTGTTTGAAATTATGTGCGGGCTTGCAAATGACAACGATTGGTCGTTCGTCAAAGGCTTCTGCCTCGTGTTCGCAGGACTGATGTTTGGGATTGCACTGAAATGCATGGCTACTTTATAGCATTCTTACTAGGCTACACACTTGGTAAAATTTTAATTTGTATTTATTGTTAAGGAGAGAACATGGAAATTTCCGTATTGCAGAGCTTGATTGATCGTACGAGTAACCAGATTGCAGAGTATGAAGCCGCCATCAAGTACGAGAAGGAACAACTGGCAGGCTGGTGTGACATGGATTACGAGCGGGTGCAACGTAAGTACACGATTCACTACTACAATCAGAAGTTGCCTAAACTGCGTAAGATTCAGAAGGCACTGAAGAAAGAGGTTGCACAAGAACTGGCGAAAGCTGCCAAACAACGTTTCTACGACAGCATGTGAGGGCGCATGAAAACAACTCTTAGAGGACTCCACAAACAACACGTCGAAATTGAGCTTGACGAGCGTGATGTGCTGGACAAGGCTGTTGAGATTCTTATGTGCGCCCACGCATTGCAAGCAGAGGACTGGTTGGTGGACGGGGAGAAAATCTTCCGAGATGTAGGAGGGCAAGGGTTGCTAGTGCACTATGCTGACGACACCGACAAGGCCTTATTTGATGTTGTTGACTTTATCAAACATGTCCGCTACTACAAACTGAAGGAGTAACATGACAGTCTACATCGTAACAATCCAATACCCTAGCGCGCACAAAGTGGTGGCGAGTGACTGCACATGGACTAGCAGGGTGAGTGCTGAAGCGTATAGGGAAAGCTTGGATGGTATTTATGCGGGAGTGGCTGAGGTTGTTCTGCATGAAATTGATTTATAACAAGGAGAAAGAATGATAGTGTTAAGTTTGTTTGACGGGATGTCGTGCGGGCGTATTGCCCTGGAACGTGCGGGTATCAAAGTGACGAAGTATTTCGCCAGCGAGATTGACAAGAATGCTGTTACGGTTAGCAAGGCAAACTGGCCTGACATCGTACATATTGGGGACGTTACAAAAATCAGCTACTCAAATGGCGTGTTGTACACAGAAACAGGTGAATATAATGTTGGGAGTATTGATCTTCTGATTGCAGGAAGCCCTTGCCAGGGGTTCTCTATGGCAGGTAAGCAATTGGCGTTTGATGACCCTAGGAGTATGCTGTACTTCAAGTTTGAAGAAATCTTGAATCAATGTAGCCCAACTTATTGGCTTCTTGAGAATGTCAAGATGAAGCAGGAGTTCAAGGATGTTATTTCTGGGCGAATTGGCGTAGAGCCGATTGCTATTAATTCCAACTTAGTGAGCGCTCAAAATCGTTACAGGCTGTACTGGACAAACATTCCAGGCGTGACCGCCCCGAAAGACAGGGGGATTACTCTTCAGGACATTCTTCAAGACATTTTTGACGACAAGTATCGAATCAAGGAAGGTCGTCTGAAGTGGCTACAGAATTTCGGGGAAGTAAAGGAAAAGGGCGGGTACGTCGCATTCAACCCGACGAAGGCAAAGTGCCTGACGGTTCGCCGCGAACCGTCTTGGAACACCACATACATTTTGCAGTGGCCTCATGGTACGAATACTGGTGGGCTACGCGCCCTTGACGGGAAGACGCCAACACTGACTACGAGTTCTTGGGAGTTCAACAACTACCTGCTGCATAATGGCTAGGTGAGGAAGCTAACTCCTGAAGAGTGCGAAACCTTGCAAACTGTTCCTTCTGGGTACACAAAGCACGTACCTGAAGGTCAGCGGTACAAGATGTTGGGCAATGGTTGGACAGTGGACGTGATTGCACACATCTTCCAAGGAATTGTCAATGCAGAAAAGATGAAAGAAGCTGCTTAAATACACAAGGACAAGGTTCGCAACGTCCGAGAGGATTTGAGAGGAAATTGGGCTTAAACGTCAATTGAATTAAGGATGAAGTATGGAATACAAGGATATGTGGCCGCATCAACAACGTGTGGTAGACGAAATGCTTGAATTGAACCACAAGATTGCTAAACTGAACGACTTTATTGGCTATTCGCCTTTGTTTGTAAAACTAGATGGGTGCGAGCAAAGTAGGTTGCACCGACAGATTAAGTTCATGTGCGAGTACAGTGATGTGCTGCAAGAGCGTATTGATGCCTTCAAGGTGCTCTGATGACCTTCGGACAACAAACACCAGAGCAGCGTACAGAGAACATGGAGAAGGCTCGCATTGCACGAGCAGAGCAGGCCGCGCAGAATAAGGCTAATGAACATCTTCTAAAGCTTGAGTATATGGACAGCAATCATTGGCAGGAGCTTGCAAGCAAGTACAAAGTGAGGATGCCACCTTACAACGAGCCATGCACAGCCAAAGGTATGCGTAAGTACATGAAGCGTGTGGGCATTACGAATGACCAGTGGAAGGAGCATTACACGAGCATGGAGTATTTTATGGCTAATAATCCTAGGTTCACGTTGCTCGCGTGTGCTGGGCTTATGTTGGAGATGAGGGAGGGGTTGTGAGATTCCACAATGAAGCGCTGCACAGGTTTATGGAAGAAGCCAAAGCGCATCATGAGCAACGAGAGGCGGCGAAAGCCACGCCCACATACAAGTTCGAGTGCCACGAGTACGTGACGTTGGAATATCACGAGGAAGTGGTTGCGAAGCTTAAGCAGGAGATTACTAAGGCTTACAGCCAAGGTAAGAGTGATGGTGGTCCAGAATATTCTTGGAGGCTGTGATGATTAAACGACAATGTGTTATTACGTACGAGAAGTGGGTTGATGGGCATGCAGAACGCTGGGGCACTCAAACATTCACCACAAAGAGTTGGTGTGCCCCAGATGCTAGTAAGCTTGTTACGGATTCACAGGTGTTGGCTACGGAGATGAGCGGTGGAGAGCCTAATCAAATTCGTATTACAGGAGTGTTCAAGTTATGACAGACATCAAACGTTACAGCCCTGTAGTCGCCTACGGCAACAGTTATAACGATGTTGCTGCGGAGATGGATGAGCGGGAGGATGGTGAGTGGGTTAGGTGGGGTGAGTTTGAGAAGCTGAAGGCTGAGAACAAGGAATTGGCGGGTAAGCTCACTTGGTGGGAATACAAGGCGAGAGACTTGCACGCCAATATTGTTGAGTGGAAGACTAGGGCTAACAAGTTTGAGTCTGCGCTGATTGATAAGATGAGTGAGTAGTGGCACGGGCCTGCTGATGAAGCTGCACATGATAGTGCGCTTTGTTGGCGGGCTTTTGTTTTGTGGAGACGTAAGAATGCGTAAGAGTTGACAAGATAGCTCTGCAATGCTATAATTAGTACGTTAGAGATAAGAAAGGAATTGGATGGCAAACGTTAAAAAATTTAGCAGGGAAGAAGCACTTGAGCTTAGGGCCAAGGGTTACTCGCACAAACAAATTTCCATCGCACTCGGCTGCTCTAAAGCTTGGGTGGCGAAGGAGCTTATGGGTGTGGAGAAAGGTGAAGGGAACGAGGTAGATGGCACGAAGGTGCAGGCTATTGCAATCCTGGAGGAAGCGCTGGCGAAAGTGCGGTCACTATGAAAACTAATTATGCAGAAATCCTCGGGGAAGAACTGCTGAAGAAGATGGAGACAAGGTACAAAGGAAAGATCGCAAGTACAAGGGGTAGGGTTGACAAGGCTGGAAATCCGATTGAGATGAGGTTATCTTTTGACGAATGGCTCACTATTTGGATGGACTCGGGTAAGATTGACAGTATGGGTTCTGGTCGCGGTGGTTATGTACTCTGTAGGGTGGGTGATCTAGGGCACTACGAGGTAGGGAACGTTTTTGTAGCTTCGGGCCTTGACAACGTGTTGGACGCTTACGAGGGGCTAGATGAGATGGCAAAGAACATCAATGAAATCTGCCTGCGGACAGGGTACAAAAGAAGCGCAGTAAAGGGTCTGATAAAGCGGGGGCTTATTTCAATAGAGAGCGATGGTTCGGTTACAGTACATTAAAGTAGGACACCACAGGGAGCCTTTGTGCTCCCTTTTTGTTTTGTAGGGAAGGAATATATGACAGCACCGCATGAGCAACCAAAAGAAAGTTCGACGGATACACTGAGTCATTCTACGATGTAGACCTTAACACACTTCTGGGCGATCTGCTGGGAAGCTCATTGAATTGGATGCTGAGTCGGTTGCTTCCACCGCTGCTGAATGTTCGACACAGATTTCGCAGTCCAGTCCTTGCCCCTCTGAGTCTTGTAGCTGCGAGAGTTGAGCGTAGTCGCAATCTTATTCAAGGAAAGCCCGCACGTAACCATGCTCTCAATGATGGGCCTCATCTCTGCTGCATAAATATTCGCCATGCGTTTGAGCGTGACGCGGCCCTTCTCACGGGCTTCAGTCATATCCGAGTTGTGCCCAGGCTTCCAGTGCGGCTCACGCTTCTTTTTTGCAGCAAGAGCAGCTTTGGTGCGAGCACCGATAGCAGCCCTCTCGGCCTCGCTAATGACGCAATAAATATGCAGCATAAATGGGGTGATGTTCTCCCCAAGCTCCGCGATGATGAACTTCAGGTCGGTATCCATCAGATTCATAATGAAGGATGCTTTCCTGGAGAGTCGGTCTAGCTTGGAGCAGACGAGAGTGGCCTTACGCTTCTTGCAAAGCTCAATGGCTCTCTTGAGTTCAGGGCGGTAGTCCAAGCCATACTTGCCGCTGACAGCCTCCTCAAAAATCTCAATGATTTGATAGCCGTTAGCTTGTGCAAAACGCTCGATTTCTTCACGCTGCGCCTCTGCACCATTGCGGGCCACTTGCTGTTTTTCAGTCGAGATTCGAATGTAGGCTACAAGAAGTTTGCTCACAGTGTGCCCCAGAAAGATTGATTAGATGCTTTGAGTGTATCTGAACAGGGAGCTGTTTACAAGCGAATTTTCTTAAAAATTAAAATTTGAAGTGAGTATTTAAGTTTTATTATAGCAACAAACATTGCAAATATATCTATCTAGTCAAATTTCAAGTTTTCAAAGGGAAAGTTCTGAAAAGTGGTCAATAGCGCTTGTGCCAATTAACGCACCCAGATGGTGCAGAAAAAGGGCCCGCCAGCCCAAAATAAAGTATCCCGAAGGGCTTTGTAAAGGGAATACGTTCGTTGAAGGGATGCGATTCAGCCCCAAAAGCATACCCTCTTCCGCACCCCCACGTCGCAAGCTATCACGCCACCCTCCGCACCAACCCTACCGCATCCTCTCCCGTCATCCCGCCAGGGCACCTCTGACGCCCCTATCAGCCCCTCTGCGCTGCCATCTCCCACCACTGGCTATGCCCCTACACAGATTGCCCTCTCACGTCTCTGAGCGTCTCTGAGCGTCTCTATTCCGCTGTCATGCTGTAGCTGATCGATACTTCGCTGTTGTGAACACTTGAATACCTGTTCATATGTTGCATAGAAAGCATCATTCACGGATGCTCACAGCTACCTATAGGTGAGACTGTACAGGGACCATTTGATGCGACATTTGTCACACGTGCGCTAAGAAGGAAGAAGGTAGGGATTGTGGTGTAGCACTCTGTCCCCATTTAATACCCTGTCCATTATACTAGACAGCAATTCCACTATACTGCACAGACCACTGCCCATGCTAGAAAGCGTTCGCCCAATAGCAAAAGGACGCCAAAGCGTCCCTGTTATGCACTACTGTTTAGCCTACTTAGACAAACTTGACCTCCCAGGCGTCCTGCTTAGGGTAGATCATGGAGAACGCTTCTCCGAACTCTTTACGCTTCTGTGCGATGTACTCACTAGCCATCTGCTTTGCTTCTTCGTCAGTCTTGACGTACAGAGTAGGCCCCTGCTTGCGTCCTTCATATGTAATGAAAGCTTGCTGTACATAAGTGCCTACGATACTGCCTGATACATCATCTGTGAAGTCTTTGTATGATTGCATGTTGTTCTCCTGGTGGGTTATCTGTTCCAATGACTTCATAATAACACATCCACACAACATTGCAAGCACATTCTTAATCTTTCTTACTATCCCTCACCTTCTCGCCCCTCCTCTCAGCCCTCAGCGCCTTTCTAGCATCTCTGACAAACCTGTATATATCGTAGACAACAACTAGGGCTAGCACTACAAGGAGCGCCGTATAAGCTTGTAGCTCAGTCATTTACGCACCCTCTCAACCAACACAATCCAGCCGAATGCACCTGCTACAGCGCCACACATAACAGTCATCAGGAAGAACAACACAGAGACGAACACGGCCGATGCATAGGAAAGGGAAGCACTCCAGAACATTAAGTTAATCATCATCACAGCCATGACTGCGGAGATGATGGCGCCGAATGTTTCAAATTTGTTGTTCATGTTTAGGCTCCTGGTTTGTGTTGTTTGCTTCAATGAACACATCATAACAAAGCTTCTTAAGCAATGCAAGCAATTTTAAGAATGTTGTTCGTTCATCTCCAGCGCACAATTCAGTCCCCTAATGTACGCATGCATCAACTCCGCTAGTTCCCTCTTTGGCATATGTCCCCTGTCTAGAACATCTACGGCGCCGCCTGTAGGGCTCATCCTCTTAAGAGCTACGCCACCGTATGCACTGCTGAGGTGGTAGCATCCGGCTTGCGGAACGTACTTGCCTGCTACGTCTTCATAAGGCCTAAGAGGGGAATTGGTGAGCATGTTGATGCGTGCAATGATTGCTTCGAGGGTTGCTGTAGTGATGCGTTCGGACATGGCTGTATCTCCTCTTAAGCGTAGTAGCGCAAGCCATCATCTTCCGCAACGAACCACTTCTTTTTGATGCGGGTTCCCTTGTGGCAAACTTCTTCCACTGGAAAGTCCCTATAGTGCGTTGCCCCGTATCCGAACTTAATCTCTGCTGGAGTAGGTGGGCGATGATAGGTGCATTCCGTTACATCGTCGCGTACTGGCAAGCCGTTGATCTTTTTCATGATATTCCTCATAGTGATTAACAGTAGCTACTACTTAGCCGTAATGGTGAGACTTGACGACGCCCGCCTCAAAGTCACCATATAGATAGAACTCACCATATGGCTTGCATGCGTCAGACAGCTTGTCTCCTACTTCGCAACCGCTTTTCTCATCCCAAAAGCCCGATCCGTGCCCGCTGCGATTCAGCCAGAAAAGGAAGCCTAAGCGCCAATCATCCGCACCTGTTTCTTCTTTGAATTGAAACAATGCCGCTTTGTTAGCTTCAATGAAATCTTGGCAATCGGACAGCATGGCTTTCTTGCATGCTTCGGACACATCTGAGAATTCATCATCAAGCTGAAAGCCATTACTGTCTTCTTCGTTCCTGTAATCGTGAGTAGACCACAGGGCAGCACCAATGTACCCTTGAAGGAATTGATGCACGATGATGGTGTTTAACACCGTGCCGCTGCGATTGTCGATGAAAGACATGATGTTTCTCCAGGCTATGCACCCTTGCGGGTTGCTGTGTTTGTTTCGATGGAAGAATCATCTCATAAGCTTTTTACTGAGTCAACAGAAACAATGAAGAAATCTGTCTATACAAATTCTATACAGGTTTATTTCTCCTGATACAACTATTCGCCTAAGCATCCTGGCGCTACTATGTAAGCCATACGACATACACTCACAGGAGCGTTACAAGCTACAGGTGATAGACATTCTTATATAGAACGGCATCTACTAGGGCAAGCGCGAAGCTTCCAGGGTCATCGCCAGCATTCGATAGACATCTACCATCTCAGCAATGAATTGTTCATCTTTGAATCATTCAGCATTGTATCCTTCAGCCCTGAACCATCCCCACAAACGACAAAGCGCCCCCTCTGCTACAACACAGAGAAAGCGCCTATAGGCATTGCAAATAAATTGTTGGAAGCTCTCTATAAGGAGGATGCCTGTAGAATCTGGACATCCTTAGACAATTCCTCTTTTACATTCCATTTCCTAGCTCCAGCACAGACAGCTTCCCCTTCCCATCCTGCCTCACCACAAGCTCCACCTTCCCAGCCATCTCAAGCCCTTTCTCCTGCATGCTGAAGTGTAGCCCTCCCTGGCTTGTCAGCAGCTTATAAGCCTTGCTGTCAGGATTGAGCATAATTCGCCTTGTCAGCTTCTTGATGATGTCCTCTCTCACGCTCTGCTTTGTTGTCCCTACACCCCAGAGGCAATTCTTTGTAAGGTTGTTTGTGTGTAGCTTGGGGGAATGTACAGAGGCGTCACCTGAATCGAAGCAGAAAACGAGTTCACGCTGTACATTGTCGTCTTTGTGCTGTGCTTGGTGGCTCTGTGCATAGGGGATGCTTATGAGCATGGCTGCTAGGCTAGCTGTGCAGAGGGACACTAGGAGGATGCCTTTGTTCATGGCTCATGCTTTCACAACAAACCGACTCTCAATCAATTCTTCGCACACATACTCTTTCAAGTCGTCAATGCTTCTGTTGTCCTGATAGAACCCTATACGTACTGCTTTCTCTTTTGCCAGTTTAGTATAGATGCCCACCTTACCGGTGCGACACTCTGAAGGAGATTGCTTGATATACACAACTCCCTCTATACCAACAACACGAAGTTTCAGGAGGTCTGCCTTGTAATTGTTTGATATGAGTACGGTTGCAACGCTAGTCATGCTCTCTGCTCCTGTTGTGTTGTGCTCCAATGATTCCCATTCTACACGCTCTACAGGAACATGCAAGGGAATTCTTAAGAATGTTATGCTTTATTTCCTCTGTTCTGGAACCAATCCAACGCAGCACAGATTAATGGATTCTCCCACCACTCATCTATTTGTCGTAAGGCGTTCTTGTCCCTGTAGAACGTAGGTCCGCAGTAGTGGTGCCAGTCCATGAACACATGTGTACCATCTTCGATTGGTAGCCGATAGAATGGAGAAACACACATGATGCCGCCAGGGATACGAATACATGTCATCAATCAGCCCTCCTCAATTGGTTATTCCTCACGTAGAACAGCCTGTCTCGCATTGATATACTTTCTCCTCTCCTCGGCCCTTGTAGCCTACATGCTCTTTCACAACTCGTCTTTAGCACGTTGTAGGTATGCGATACGTTCATCGATAACCTCGATTAAGGCAAGCTTTGCTTCTTCCTCAAGGAAGAAGTAACGGTAGTGCCCATCACCCAACATGACAGGTAGCCAGTAGTCGAAAGGCGTATTATCCGCCAGGTTGTCTTTATTCACTGCAACACAAGTTAGTAGCCCTGTGTCTACTCGCCAAACGTTATTCATATCATTCCCTCAAACAAACTTAACCAATTCCGAATTAAAGAACAAATAAGCATGGTCATTCCAATGCATCCCATTATACACAACTTGGAATGCTTCATAGGCTAACAAGCTGCTGTCATAGACGCTTGTGTGTTTGGTGCCTGTTGATGTGTAGTGGATTAGTTGGTACATGTTAGCTCCTGTCTCCAAACATATCAATCATGCTGAATAGATACTTAAGTGCTTCGGCAGTGGCGGAACATGTACCTCCTTGTACCCAAAACTGGCTTGTTACGTCTGTATTGTCATAGTCTCGGAATACCCTGATATTACTGCGGCCGTAAGTGTCGAGCACGCCACAGTTGTCATCCATTGCAATACTGATTTCGTAGCCCTTGTAAGGGATTTTGCAGCATGCGCTGCGTACCATACCTTTAGGTGACCAGATTGATTCGTTCATTTCATTCCCCTTAATCAAAACCCAACTTGCCCATTGCACAACTCATGCGAAGCCCTAGCAATTTCCCAGGCTTGTTGTTCTGTGCGTGCTACTGCTTGAATGTGGTATCCGATAGCACGTGATACGTTAAAGGTTGCTTTGATTTCTTTGCAAGTCCAGCGCTCAGCACGCATCCAATCGAAACGGAAAGAGTTGCCAGTGAAAGGGTTCTTGAGGGACATGCTAGCTCCTGTTAGTGTGCCTGTCGGCGTGCTCTGTTCAATGACCCTAGAATACTCTCTACAGGGGTGGCTGTCAATAGGGATTTTTAAGAATGTTATGCCACTTTAATATGCTTACTCTTCATATATTGCATTGCTTCGTGTACACTGTTGTTGATCGTAAGAACAAGCTTTGCACGAGTGACAGCCACATACAACAAGTTTTCTTCCATCTCATTCAAACCTACCCATTTACCATTCTTGTCTTTATGGCTAGGGAAATCATCAGCTAACACAACTTGGTCCCACTCTCGACCTTTAGCCTTGTGTGCTGTGGTGAATGTCGTATCAGGTACGCTCGGCTTCCTGTAGTTCTCAAGTGTCTTAATCATACGCTGGCTCTGTCCATCTTTGACAAGCTTTACGATCCTGTTCAGATCGGGCTCTTCCTTGGCCTCTTCGCACAGACTCCACCAAGATGCAAAAGGTAGGATACGGTCATGCTTGACGTTCTTCATATCGTCAGCGTACAGCGCCTCGACACTCTGCAACAGTTTCACAAAGTCTTTTGTGTCAATCTCAATGTTCACCTTTACACCCTTGTTCATTGCTTTCACGGCCTCACCAAGCAATGCACTATTCGTACGGAATAGCTTTGCATAATGTTGTGTCTCTTCAATGTCTCCAATGCGGCTGTTCAGTTTGTCAAAGCCTTCAATCTGCATCGATCCCTTTAACACATCCATTGCAACGTCAGCCACCGCCTGACCATAGCGGAAACTCTGCCCTAACACTGCTTCGTTGCCTTCCACAACCTTCATGGCATTGACACTCCCACGCCATTGATAAATACTCTGCCTTGCATCTCCTACCAACACAATCTTGCAATGCTCTTTCTGCTGTAGCACGATGTCGAGAACACACGGAGTACTGTCCTGCGCTTCGTCCAGATAGATTAGCTTATACGGTAGCTTAGGCCCTGAAAGCTGATACATCTTAAGGTATGTGTCATGTGTGGCCAACACGTTGCTATTCTGGTTAATACGGTCCTGCCAGAGCTTCTTAGCATTCGTGAGCACAACACTCTTCAACTTCTTAGCGCCGGAGTTGATAGCGTCAGCCATTATCTTAGACACTGGAAGATGCTTGGTCGAAAGTTTCTTGTCTGCGCTCTGCTCAAACTTGGCTACACACTCTTTCACTAGTTGCCCGATACCTGCTGCTGTAATGATTACTACGTCTTCATCATCCACGATGGAATCAATCTTGTAATACTTGGCAATCTCGCCACCTGTACCAGCAACATTGACATACTTGTGTGTTGGGCGAGACAACTTGTGCTGAATCTCACTACCACACTTACTGTACGCTAGGCTGTGAGTAGTTTTGCACACAACATGCATAGGGAACTTCTGTGCTGCTTCATCAGCCGTAACCTTATTGAATGCAAGGTAGATGCTAGGACACTCAAGCTCTTGTGCTATCATACTCAGAGTTGTTGTCTTAGCACCGCCAGCACAGGCTGAAATTTTAAGCAGGTTGTGCGCCTTAGCAGCATCGATGCAAGCAAGTTGTTGTTTAGTAGGGTTCATAGTTTGGCTCATTTTCGTGGTTCATTTGATCGATTTTGATAGGGTGAAAACGGGAATCCTCTTAAGGGGGAACCCCGTCAGCGCCCCTTTCAGGTGGCTTGTCTGTTCAGTAGAACAATAGCACAGATTAGGATTGAACATCCTTCCTCATACGTTTTAGGGTGCTTCTAGAGATATCGAAGAACCTACAGGCATCATCGTCAGAACAAGAGTGTTCATTCTTATACTCGTCTACTGCCTTAAGTATGTCAAGCTTATCTTTCTTACCTTTCAGTGGTTCATCATACAACTTAGTGATTTCAGACAACATTCTTGTCTTTTCTTCTAGTTCTAGTCTCAACCTCTCGTTCTCTTCTAGTAGCTGTTCATACGTAGCCACTTCATAGGATATCTTGTCTTGCTTGTTGGTGAGTTCTCTGTGCATTTTTAACGGTCCTATCATGGCTCTAACGTTTTGCCTCAGTTCATGCAATGTCGAGGAATGCTCTATAGCACTACGTTGCACTGAAAGAGAATCAATCTTGAACGATTGTTCACTGAAAGGAGATTGTTGTACACAAGCCTTAATGATGTGTTTCCACCATGTAAGATGTTGTGCTTCAATCAAGTTTGGATTTGCTGAAAGTTTGGTTTGCTTTAGGCTATACCCAGCTTCTAAGATGTCCTGTACATAGTGCATAACCTCGGCATCATCGTAGTCGTGCTCTTTAGTGGATGTCTTTCCTAGTGCTTCCTGGCACTGCTTAGACAGCTTTAGGATTCTCTTCCGGTGTGCTGTAAGCTGTTCCTCTGTTAGTTGCTGTGCATTGATGTCTGTCAGTTGTGCTAAGTGTATTGAGAGTGTATCAAAGTCCATACATCAATCCTTACTCTCACTTGGCAATGCACGTATAGAATCTCTAATACTCTTAACTAAGGCCTCTGCCATCTCTAGCTTTTGAAGCATGACAGTGTTGTTGCTCGTTTTGTAATAGCTCTTTTGTACCCTGAAAGGAGTTGTGTTGCCTTGTTGCTCAAGCTTAATAAGTAGTTGTGCAATCTCGTCTACCGTCATAAGTTGCCAGTTGCGTTTGGTCATAGAATGTCCTAGTTGGCTTGATGTATGAACATTCTAACAGATAAGATGCTCCCTGTCAAGTCTTGTGCACATACAACAAAGCCCGCTTGCGCGGGCCTGTAGCAATCCTCTGATATCCGTGACGCATCACATTAAATCATGAGGCATCATCGAAACCACAAGCTATAATGTTAGCAACATCATTATAAGCAGTGTCCCAATTGATTTTATTACCCTTGCTGTTGATATAACCGTGCCCCTCAATTCCGCTGTCTATTTCACAGCCTGATGAGTTAAAGATTTTCCCTTCAGGTGCTTCCATTGTTATTTCCCATGTTCCGCCGCTATTGTCAATTTCCAAAGTACAGCCGTGTTTCTTAGCAAGTGCCAGCAGGTCGGATTTCTTCTTCTTCACGATTATGCCCTTTCAATCGTTGTGTTTCAGCATCTTCTACCTGCCTCTCCAGTTTCACATACTTCCAACTGAGCCAACCTATAAGTAGGCCAAATGCAAGTATCAGTAAGGTGTGAATGTCAGAGACAGCCATGCTCACAGCCCCGCCAGCGCATCTTTCGATGCTACAACATTGCCCTTCTTCACCAGCTTATGCCCCATCTGCACCAAGCAATCCACTTGATTGGGGAATTGCTCCTGTGTGCGTACAATGTGCCGCTGCGACGTTTGCGACTTGCAAGCATTCACATCGTTCTGATATTGGCGCTCGTTGTTGTCTTTCGGCACAACAACGTAGGTTGCTGCCGGATCGTATTCAGGGGCCGTGCTAGCACACCCCGTTACAACTACAGCGAAAGCAACCAGGGAAGCAGCTTTAAAGAATTTGTTCATGGCAAGGCTCCTAAGAATGTTGGACATCAGATTTGTTTGTTTCTACAGCGTGATTCCAGTGTATCTCTGCAATGTTCACGTGTCAAGCTTTATTCTTTGATATTCTTCGACACATCTACAGCTTCCCAATATCCGCCAAACACATCCTCGACTAGTGTCTCATGCCTTCCGCATGTCCTGCATTGCCGCTCTAGCTTGGAAGGCCCAAAGTAGCGCCACTTATGCAGAATGTGCATGGATTGCAAGGCGTCTTTAAAGCGTTCGTACAGCATGTGAGGGCTCCTGTTGTGTTGGTGGCTCTAGATTACGCCTGCGTACGTCGCTGTCAAGCCTAGAACAGAGTAGTTCTGCGCTTGTCACTCTTCGGGAAGAACACAAGGTCTGTCACAGGGAACGTTACACTGTCGTTCCAATCTGGACACATTCCGTTTATGCGGATTGCCTTGTTCTTAAACCAGCGCCTAATTTCGCTGTTGGTTGCTTCCATGCAGGCCTTCTCAATGGAGAATGGCACAGCGGGACGCATGGACAGAATGAATTCTAATGCTTGCATGATTTTCCTTGTTAGAATGCCTCAGAAAGCCAGTTCTTGCGCCAGATTCAGAGGCAATTAAGCGCGAACGTACAGAATGAGTAATCCGCGACGTGCCGTTGCCGTGCGCAGGATTTAGGGTTCAAACTCCAATAGAATTAGTGTCCATGCCTCTTCGCAATACCTTCCCTCAGCAATGCATGCCAAGCTTCGTCAAATGGCAGTCGCTTCGTATCCATCATGCCATTACGCCAGCCATGCCAATAGCTTTTGCTCTTGTCGCTTCCTGGCTCTGGTTCTCCGTTCCATCCTGCTCGATAGCCCTCTACACAATCGTCCATGTCTAGCAGGTCTAGCTCTGCATGTGTGCTTAGTGGTTTGTATTCGCTCATTTGTTGTTCTCCTGTTGTGCAAGCTCACTTGCAATAGTATGCAAGCGCCTGTCAGCCTTCGTCAACACTTCCAGCAATAGGCGTTTCTCTTCAAGATACACTTTTGCAAAGTCTGGATCGTGCTGGACAATGCTTGACGTATTAGAAATCAGGTCCGCACATTTGATTGTCTGTACCCATCCTGGGGCTTGTGCTAGACGTTCTCGTGACAGACGTTTGCGGGTTGCTCTGTTGCCTTGTTCCATATCGGATAAGAAAAACACACCTTCAGCAACCTGTGTACCAAACTTAGAGCAAATCTCTGCCAGCCTGATGTCTTGATCCTCCACACAATCATGCAGCCATGCTACAGCCATGAACGTATCCGGGTGAACTTGTGGAGCGTGCCAACCAACAGACATAGCAACACCCACTACCTCCGCGAGATGGTCAAAGTAAGGAGCATTCGTGTATTTCCTGCGCTGTGTAGCATGCACCTTACGAGCAAATTCCATTGCTTCATATGCGAGATTAGTCATTCCTCAAGCCCTCCGTCATTCTCCTTAGCCCAATCAATACACCAATTCCTCCCGCCCGAATACTGCACACAATTGGCATTGCTCTTGAGCACTACAGCAAAGCTCCCGCTAGGACGCTTGATAACGGCATATAGTGCACTCTCGTAGAGAGGCTTGCTAGCTGGCTGTTGTGTGTTCATTTCCTGGCCCTCGCCTGCTTAAACCCTTCAAGTGTAATCAACGTCATCGTGACTGCTTTGCGCGTAATCTCAAACGGTGGACCAAGCTTGAATAATGCTGTTTGTGCCGCTCTGTAGTCTTCAATAGCTTGTGCAATCTTTGCGTCACTAATAGAATCACCATTGCAAACTTTGGTGTAGATGTCTCGGCTCATTCCCCATCCTCCTCATCAGCACTATCAAGCCATCCCCGCATCCACAGAGAGTAATCCTCCGTCCCACCCTCATACGTCACGCTATGCAGCGGCAAGCCCTTTGTGAATGCTTCCTGGCCTTCTTTGTATGCGTTCATTTCCAATCCCTAACCTCACGGTCATTCTTGTCTCGGAAAGGACAAGAATCGCCACAGTATCCACACACATGCCCGTCTAGTACAGGCCAAGCACACTTACCGCAAGGGTAAGTATGTGGAAGGTGACGAGACATTGTATCAATCTCTGCCTGCCTATATTGTGCTGCTGTTGGCTTCTTCATCCATCAAGCCCTCCCATCAAAACTATATTGATAAACGCCGTCTTTCTTGACAACTACGAAATACCCTTGCTTGCTCATCGCTACAGCATATTCCATGGCTTCCTCTAGCAGCATGAATGTTTGAGTGTCTTTCGGGACTTCTGAATCAGGACGCTCTAGGCTAATCACTTCGTACATTATTCCTCCGTAGCCTCGTCCAACATATTATAAAGTTTATTCCTCTCAGCCGCCACCCTGGCAATCTGTGCCTCAAGCTCTAGCGGCGGCTTATTCTTCGCATATTCCAGCATGGCGCACGCTTCAGCGAAGAGGGATGATTGGAGTTTGAGGGCATGGGCTTGTTGGGCAGTCACTCTGAGTCCTCTTGCGCCATGCCTCGGCAAAGCTCCACAGGGACATGAACAAACACAGGGGGAGGAGGAAGCATTTCAGGTTCGGCAATCCACTCGTGTGCGAAAATCAGAAGTGTTTCGTGTTCTTCAGACATGCTGTTCTCCTGTTAAGTTGTCCTGCCACGCTTCCAATATAACCGCTGCCAATTTCGCTGTCAAGCACAAAATTCTTACGTCTTCTTATACTGTATGACGACAATGCCATCCACCAGGAGATACACTTCTGACACAAATACATCATTAGCCTTCATGTTGTACATTTGCCCTGCTTCGATGCTGTCGCGGCACGTGTGTTCAAATTGTGCGCCAGATACGTAGGTCCACTTTAGAGTTAGTTTCATTTGTAGCACCTTTGACGATTCACTTTGCAATCTTTCCCGTACGTGTGCAGCACATGTCCAAGAGGGCCGCACCACACGACATAGATTTGATTCTGCTCGGACCAGTACGCATCCTGTACAGGCTCCCAATGGTTTGACAGAGGGTTAAACACATAATCGCCCTTGGTGAGAGTGTCAGGGCGCACCGATTCAGTTTTGATATTCATGGATTACCCTTTCGGCTGGATAGCGACGATTGCCAGGATATCCTCTTCCGGAATCGCACATTGGCGAAGCTGGGAAATTAGTGTTGCGCGTTCTTCTGACAGCAGGTTGTTGCGCACACGATTGATGGGCTTGGTGTATGGCGAATGCAATTTCGCACAGATTGCCCCTTCAGGTGTGCGGACAGTGACGCTGCCTTGCTGTTTCTTAGAGGAAGAGCTAGTAGTGATGCGATAGCCGCGAATGATTTCCATGTTGGTTACTCCTTAGCGGCTCAGAAAGTAGTGACCGTTCGACTCAAAGAACTCGTGTCGAAGTTCACCGTTCCAATAGTGTTCCCAATCAATGTACGAAAACATCGGATGGTTGCTGTCAATCGTCCCCATCTCGACAGCAAATTCCTCCGCGAATTCCTTCCCTGAGTCGTATTTACCACGGTAGTTTTCTTTAGCATCGTCCAATGTCACAGGCTCATGAAAATTCGCTTGGTAAGCTTCCAGAATCTCGCGGTCATCCTCATCCATTGCAGCAAGTTCGAAAGCACCTTCCTCGATAGAAGATTCACTAACCAGAGCATCAGGGATGTTTTCCCAATCTTGAAACATAAGCTCTGGGTCTTCCTCGTCTGAGTGGAGTTCCTTGCAAGCCTCGTAAAACTCGTCTTTGTCGCTGTAGTCTTCCAGGTCCAGCCAAGCGCCCTTCAGATTGCCCGAGTTGTATTTAGCGTAAGTTCCAACGTAGATTCTCATGTCTAGCTCCTAGTAAGTGCCTTCCGGCTTGTCGTCTTCGGCCTGTGTTGCGCCGTCCATGAGAAGCATCTTATCACGTACAAAAGCCATGTCAAGCAATTTTCAGAAACTTTCGTAAATTTATAAGCGTGGATAAGACCGAATACAGAATAGGGCGCGACAGACACAAGAACGCTATATAGGATGCCTCTCATGCGCTGCGTTGTGCAAAGCACGACAGACCGGGCAGCGACACCAGTAAGACGCCTTGCCAGAACGCGCCAGGGTAGCACTAGATAAACTCTTTAAACTTCTTGCGAAATGTTGTTGACACACTGTCGAAAAACGCGATATAGTGTGTCTAACGGCAGTCCGGTCTGGTCGTCTAATCCGCTCCTGCCCGCTCACAAGGTAGTTCATAAATGAACCTTCCACATCTGAACTCTTCATAAATGTACAATTCAGCCCTGAACAATTCACTAGAAAACCATTCGCAAGCAAAGCTTTCACATGCCAGCCAACAGGCTGCTATGCTTTGTCGTGGGATGCAGAAAAGCTCCTTAAGAAGAGGCCCGTAGAATCCTGGAAGCGCTGGTCAAAACGAAAATTAAGATTCAAATGTGCCTTACAACTTGTGGGATGTGTCTACAAATTACAACTCAGAGATTGTATCAGCAGACGTAAAAAGAGCCGCTATAAGCGGCTCGTGTTATTTCTTAATCCAATATACGATTGACCCTTGCACTACGCTTACCAGTACGACCATCAACCAAAACACAGGGTCGCTTATCGCGGACATGTACAGTTGAAGGAGGTTGTCTGCATTCATCCCATTCCTCCATATTCAATTCTTCCAACTTTCTGGTACAACTGCCCTATTGCTGAGGAAATCGCTTGTACGTCTCCGCTCACAAGGACTGATGCAGGGTGGTTGACAACAGACTCCTCGAACATCACCAGCGTGATGTGCAGGCGGTCAATCAACTCGTGCATATGAAATTCATCAATGGACTGCTCGACACCATTACAATCTGTGTATTTCCCGTAAGTTTTCACTCCACCCTCCCCATCTCTTCCAAATACTTCCGCCATTTCCTCTTGCGTTCCTCAGCCTGCTCATCAGCCCACAGCGCCCCGAGAAAGAACGCTATAACGAATGTGACGAGGATGGCTGCAACGATGTCCAATAAGCTATATCCCATTTGGGGCTCCACAAATTGCACATTCAGTTGGAAGAGGCTGGCAAGTACACAGCATATCCTCTCGCTTAATTGCTGCATTGTGCGCCCACAGAAAGCCGATGAGAAACAGGCTCATGTGGGAGAGGAAGAGGGCCAGAGGGAGGAACCAGTGGTGCATTATTTCTTCTCCGTGTAACGCGCCGCTGCGCAATAATCCACCACCATGCCTCGTGGTAATATCCAGCACCCTTCAAATGTGTACAGCACACCTTCATGCTCAAGAGTGCCGGCAAAGTCCTTCCCACAAGCTTCATTAACAGCCCACACGTAAAGCTCCCCTTGAGCTACGCTTTTAACATGCATTTCATCGGGAGACATTACATCTGACATGGGTGCTTTCTGTTGATTAATGTGTTCAATATATACAGAAAAGCAAGCCATGTCAATAACGTTCATAAGAATTTTATGTTGGTCTTTCACAGATCATTTGAATGCCTCCTTCGAAAAGCACCGATTTGGGCCAGTGCGCAGATGGACATACACCCCGCCGCGATCCTCACACAGTTGCTGGTCGCTCTTAGTTGGCGGAGGCATCGTTAGTTGCGGCGCAATGCTGAACACAAAGCCGACCGTGCAAGTGAACAGGATCAAGCCTACCGAAATGGCCAACAGGGCGGCGAACGCGTCATTGGCGCGGCTCATGCTTCGCCTCGCTCGCACGGAATATTCATAAGTGCGCTGTACAACTTGTCTTTATTCATTTGTCACTTTCCTTGTAAGCTTCTTCAACAGGCATTTCCAAAATGTAGTACAGCAAACTATCACTATACCCTTCCTCTCGCGCCATCACTGTGTGGAACGCTGCCCATCTCTCTGCAAGTTCTTTTGTGGCGCAGATGTGTATGAGGGTGCTGGAGAGGTCGTCAGGGTCGGGGGAGCCTGATGGGTATTTGTAACGCTCCATCACGCAAAATACGTTCATGATTGCTCCTTGGTGGGCTGTCAGTGAGACTATTATAGGATAAGATTCTTACGAATGCAAGGAATTTCGTAAAGAATAAATAGGGACAGGGTAAATATGTACCGGTAACAATGCCATAAGAGTTGACAAATAGCAAGCTTAATGGTACTATACCGTTGTTGGGTAGTGCAACGCTACCTGAGTAAGTCTGTTTCAAATTCCCTCTACAAACCAATCCAACACAGGAGTCTCCTATGTCGCGTTCGTTCGACTATCGTAAAGCCACGCTTGAAGAAGCTGCACACCATCTTAATACTGTCCAGCTTCAAGCGTACTCTAAACTCGTCTCATATTACCAGAAAAAGGAGGACACTGCAATGCTAGCAAAGCTGGAGCAAGCGAAGCGGTTGTCGAAGATTCTCAAACTCACGCAGGAGTATGACGCACAGTACGGGAAGGCCCTGGAGGGTGGGGTCTGATGGATTACGCAAGGATTTACAATGAGTTGATTGAACACAGGAAGATGATGCCGAAGGTGGAGGACGAGGTTTACGAGGAACATCATATTATTCCAAAGTCCCGAGGCGGCACTAACGACCCAGAGAACCTAATCAACTTGACCCTAGCCGACCACTTCGTTGCACATCTCCTGCTTGCACATATTTACGGAGGTAGTTTGTGGTACGCGGCCCAACTTATGGGTGCTACCAGGGAGATAGAAGGGGTTCGTAATAGGCGAACGTATGCGATCGCGCGCAGGAAGTTGCGGGAGACAATGGGTAAGCATGTTATGGACCATACGGTTTATGAGTTTAAAGACATCAAAACTGGAGAGATAATCAAGGCCACTCAACTTCAATTGCAACAAGAGCAAGGTCTTCGCCCTTCCAGCACCAGTGCACTCGTGACAGGAGCAAGCAAACATGCACAAGGGTTTTGCTTGGCTTCGACGGATGTTGAGGTGAAATTGCTTGACCCTGTTAAGTACGCGTTCCGCCATATCGAAACAGGGACAGTGTATCACATGACAAGGAAGGAGTTCACCGACACCTTCAACTTGGATCGATCTGTAGCACACAAGATTGTAGAAGGCCGGCAGAAACACAGTTCTGGATTTTGTCTAGATTGCGTTACCGACTTCGGAGGTGTCAAAGGGACCGGAGAAAAGCTGGAATTTAAGGATGTCAAGACGGGCGAAGTTCTCGTCAAATCCTGCAGGGAAATGGTGGAACTATACGGCGGTTGTCAAACGGAATGGAGGGCCGCTGCAAAAGGTTTTGGGGTTGTCCGCCATGGGTTTTGCTCCGCGTCCACACCTCTAGATCATCCAGCGATCATCAACCCTCGAAACAGCCAATACATCTTGAGAAACACGGTTAGTGGTGAATTAGTAAGCGGGACAATGCAAGAGTTAGCAATCATCTGTGGTGCTCACAAAAGCAACGTAGCAAAGGTCTTGGTGGGGAGGAATAAAACCTGTAAAGGTTACGAATTTGTAGGGATTGCCCCGCCCGGAGGCGGGGCTGCCTTCATCACAGAACGCCATGCCCCTTTAAAATCTTCGCGAGGGCCATTGCAAGATCAAGTGTAGCTTGGTCTACCTGCTCTTTGGAGGCGTTAGTCTTAGCTGGCTCAAGCAGCGTTGGAGACTCTGAGGCAACCTGTCCAAGCTCGGAAAGGTAGCGCTTCATAGCTGCCTCCGAACGCTTGTTCGAGCGCTTTTCATACTTCCTGCGAGCACGCTCCACAGTTGCGCCTTCTGGACTAGCAGCAGAGGCAGTATTCTCCGTCTTCTTTTCCTCTTGTTTAAACTCCTTAGCCAACGCCTCCAACGGCTTGACAGCATCTTCCACAGACTTCTCACGAGACTTCTTTTTGTTGTGTTCGTTCTGCATAGCCTGCGCAGCAGCGGCGAGTTCGTCCTTCGAGCGATAGTCTTGGTTGCTCTCTTGGCCTTTCTCAGATTTGTTGCTGTCAACAAGAACCAGATTTGCATCGTTTGTTTTACGTGCCTTCTTGCCAGGGCTGGTCTTCGGACGACGAACCTTCACAATCAAGTCATGCTCGGCGATGCCAGCTTGTTTAGCGTATGCCTGAGCGATCTTGCGCGATTGTTCGACATCAAGAGGAGCCGAAGCGTTGTAGTAGTCCAGGCCGAGGCGGACACGCTTGCCTTCAGTGTAGCCATCCAAAGCACCTTGTGCAAAAGTTTCTGGGAAGAAGACCACAGGTTTCTGCGTGATAGGCGAGATGCGGATAATTACGGGGGTCAGTGCCATGATGTTGCTCCTATATAGTGTTCAAATTTGCGGGTGGCTGTTACCAGCTGTTTGTCTACTGTTTGCTTCGCTACGTTGTTCTGTTTGCGCTGCTGATGTCTGAACTATAGCGCTGTTACTTCAGCTTGTCAACGGCACCACCTCAAATTTCTTTACTAATTTTCTTGGCCGTGCTAGTGAAGTGACTATTGGAAACAATTCACGCCAACTTTGTCAAGTCTGTTCACAATCACGTAACACTCACTACTTAGGTGTGAGATTTCGAGCCTTTCTCACCAAAATACACAGAATGTTGTGTACAGACGGAAATCTTAGGCGTAGTGTTGTGAACATTCGGAACAAAGTAACAGGCACAACATTCATACTCACTTTAACCGCATAGCATCAGCCCGTTAGTGCGCTGGCTCACACTGAGGAGAGAAATCGCCTTGAACTTATCCAGGAAGGTGCGACACTCAGATTAGGCGTAATATGTAGAAGCCCTCCAAGCTGAGGGAAAGGGTGCCTTATTGCCCGCACATAGGCAAGCCAGCTTGAAAGCCACGTTCTAGCGTGGGTTGGGGCAGTTATCGCCCGGAGATTTGAGGAGAGAGCCTGTGGAGAACAGGAATGGGCAGCGCTTTGCCTGGAGCTTTGTAGGGGACGCCAGGAGGGCGGGTGGGCCTGGAGGAATGGGGTGGCTGGAACAGACACATCCCTCTGCGTGGACACTGTGGAGTGTGCTTGGCAGAGGGTTTGGTGAGGCTGTACGGGGAGTTGAAAAGCTCCCTTAGAAGAGGCTCTGAAAATTCGGTGGGCCTCTAGAAGAATCGTCATTTTGGACTGAGAGTGACGAACGGTTTAGTCGTCAGTTTTGATGTTACTGAAATCTAGGTAGGGTTCGGCTTTCAAATCACTCCACTCTTCATACATCTCCACAGCACGCTTGGCCGAAGCAAGAATGTCGCGCAGGTCTTCGCCAAGGTCTTTGTGCCCACGTTGACCTCCCGCTAACGCCTTCTTTGTAAGATGACTCAGACAAGGATCTGTTACATTGAACGCACGGAGCACATCGTACACGTCCACGAAGACACCCTGTTTAATCTCGCGGGAGTATTTGTTGCGAGTAGGTTGCTCAGCCACAACATCCTCAACAACCACACAATCACCTACCTCGATCATGCTTGGGATACCTTCATAGATTAGGTTGTAGTCTGTTGTGTATTTACTCTCTACGACATCGAAAATCTCTCCAATCTTGTTGCTGTACCAGTACGTTGGCAGTGTACTCTTCACAATCTTCACACGCATACATCCTCCTTAAGAATCATATTGAGACACCATACTAATCCACGCCCAGCCTCCCGTCAAGCATCTTGTGCGAAGAATGCTTAAGAATTTTGTGCTTGACAGGGGCTGTGGAAGGGGATACTATGTGCAGCGTTGAATAACAATTTAAGGAGGAACCATGAAAGAGTACCCTGTGGGGAGCGTCTGCGTAATTGTGCAAAGCAAGTATCATCCAGAGAATGTAGGCAAGGAGTGCACTATCCTTACTGGACTACACTCTGTAGAGTTTGGCAGGATCGGAGTAGCAGAAGTCTACAAGATTGACCTGCAAGGTTGTTACAGTGATGAGTGGGCGTTCCATGACAGCCTTCAACTTAAGCGTTTCCCGCCAGACACCGAATCTTGGCTCCGCGAGAAAATGGACGACATCCTGTCGCTTGTGCCTAACAACATTAACGTGAAGGAAACTGTATGAAATTCGAGACTGCATTTAACATCGGTGACAAAGGTTGGGTGATGTACAACGACTGGAAACATCCCCAACAAGTGACGGTTGGGCAGATTCGCATTGAGCATACAGACAGCAAGGGAGACTCTTCCTACAGCTTTGGTGACAATTACAAGCCACAAAAGAAGCATCTTGAGCAGTACATGTGTGAAGAGACCGGCATTGGGTCGGGCACTGTCTACACTCTTGGTAAGACAATCTTCGCTACGAAAGAAGAGTGCTTAGAAGCGTTTGAGGAGCGTATTCGTGAGTTAGAAGAATACGAGCGTGCCGAGAAAGAACGTAAGAAGCAGGAAAAGCTACGTCAAGAGGCTTCTTTGCGGGCACAATTGGACGAGATTGAACGGATTAAGGCAGAGGACTCTGTATGAACAAATTCAACCACAAGAAATTTGCTTTCGAGCATGCTTGGAACAACATCTGCGAGGCATCTTGCGAGGAGCACAAAGGTAAGTGTAAGGTTGTACACGTCACACGTCCTGGACAGGTTCCGCTAGACTGCTGGCACTTCTCATACTGTGATGAAGCTATTGCAGAGGATCGCCGTAGGGGCTTTAACGTAGAAGTGCTGAATATTGTGGAGGAATCTGTATGACATACGACAACAGCCACAACGACATGAGGGACCACCTGCATTATGGTGAAACCTATCAATACATCCCTACGGAGGTTGATAGGGAGCTTGGCAGGATTGAGTGGATGGAACAACAAGGGGAAGAGGGATGAAATACAAGTTCAACATTAACAACTCTGTTGAAGTGAGGCTGACAGAGAAAGGAGCCAACATCTACAATAACTGGTACGGGCGATACGCACAGTATGGGATTGTGCAAGAGCCTGTACAGGAGGGTCATTTGCTGAGGGCACAGTTGTGGCATCTGTTCCAAGTGTTTGGTGAGCACATTCATCTTGGGGGCGAGGTGCCGTTTGAGATGTGCAATATGTACATAGATGAGAAAGATTTGGAGGAAGAAGGTCGGACCGTCAAGGGACGAGCTTGACCGGAGGGGCAGAAGCCCTTCTACTTGCCTTGCTCATTGCTGCTGGGCCTGTGGAGGGTGCTTCTAATGACACTTGCACGAAAGCCATCACGTACCTGGAAGCTCGCGGAGAGGGTGTACGGGGTATTGCGGGAGTCAGACAAGTGATTCGCAATCGCGCCAGGAAGAGTGGTGAAACTACTTGCAAGGTTGTTAAGCGCAGAGGCCAGTTCAGCAGTTACAGGCACGGCATGAATCTTACGAAGGTAAAAACTGACAAGATGTTCTTGACGGCGTGGAAGAAGTCTGTCAAGATACAACCACTGACTGGCGAATACACTCACTTCTACCGCAAGGGTAGTACGCCGAAGTGGGCTAGGGAGCTTGAGTGTGACAGGGTTATTAAGAATCATGTGTTTTGTAAGGCTTAAAGGAGAATAGAATGTACGGCGAAGAACAAGAAATCTTGGGCTACCGACTTGTGATGACGTGCAGCGGCTGTCCAGAGCAGTACATCGTACTCGATAGCGCAGATATCCCGATGGGATATCTGCGCTTGCGTCACGGGTTCTTCTATGCAAACTACACTCTCAACGACGCTGTGACAGTGTACGAAGCAAGTCCAAAAGGCGATGGAGGGTTCTACGACGATGAGCGCGAGTATTATCTGACGGAAGCTGTTAAGGCTCTGGATGCACGGCATAAGAGTGTTGTGACGATTTAAATTTTAACAAGGAGAGGGTAATGACTAAGATTTTTGGTATATTAGATACAACAACTAACGAGTTCGTGTCCTACAATTCTAAATGTGCATGGACAAAAGTAGGCAACGCAAAGAATGCTTGGGCCAATGCACACAACGGGTATGGCCGAGAGTTCACACGATTTGACGAGCAGGAACGTTGCAAGATTGTTGACTTGACAGAAGCCTATTATCGATTGGAGGGGCTGCTGAAATGACTATCACTGTTGAGCAATTCAAAGAGAAACACATGGAAGACGGCGAAGTGTTTGACGCGAAGGAAGTTTATCGCGGGCCACGAGAGATTGAGCACAAGAGTGTTCTTCAAACTTCTGTGTACCAAGTCACATCTGGCGCTGTTGAACAGTATTTTGAAGTGACCACTTGCCAAGATAATTCAGGCTATTGGTCCGATGGTGAAAGCTACGAACCTGAAGTAAACGAAGTCAAGCCACGTAAGATCGTTGTAGAGCAAACTGTTTGGGATGCTGTATGAAGCCGCGTTATCTCTTCGGCCTAACCATGCTCATTCCAATGCTGCCTGTTGTCCTGCTTGGATTTGTGGCGTATTGGCTCCAACTCTATGCAAGCACAGGCTACGAATTGGGTGAGGCCACGTATGAGTGGATTTGTGAGAAATTGGGAGGGGTGTGATGAAGAAAATTGTACGAGTGGTAATCGAGAAAGAGTATGAGATTGAGCTCAAAGACTTTCTGCTCACACAAGAATCCGTAAGCGCGTTTGAAGAGGGCTTTTGGGAGCTTGATGGTGACAGCCTAGACGAGAAGATTGGTGACTTGTTCAAAGTGGCAGCACATCAACTCGCTATTGGCGAGGAACGCTTTATCGAAGGTCTGGGGCCGTGTGCGAGTGTCCGTACTGTAGAGTACAAGGAGAAAAGCGGCGAGCGGGTTAATGTCGTTTGGAATGACACGTACGAGGATATTGAGACGGAGGTTGTCAAATGACTAGCGACGAACGTAATTTCATCATCGAGTTGGAAGCGCTCTCCCGCAAGTACAAATTGCAGATTGCTGGTTGTGGCTGCTGTGGTAGCCCCAGGGTGGAGAAGATCGCTGAGGTTGATCTTGAACCAGAGGCAGGATACGTCCTCGTAAATCATCTTGAATGGGCTAGCTCAGACCACGTTTACTGGGACTGCGAAGACAGTATGTACAAGAATATTGTGATTGGTAAGGAAAAAGGATGACTAGATTCCTTATCGGCCTACTCGCATGTACTGTCATCGGAGCTGTGCTAGTCTCACTTGGTGTGCCTGTGTTTAGTTGGCAATATGTGCTGGTCATGGTGATGCTGATTGTTATCGCGCAGAATGAAATTTATTGGGAGAGGAAGAAGCGTAATGGTTGAGGTGAAGGGTAAGGCTAACATTGTTGCACGCATTCTTGCAGACAGCATCAGTGAGCAAGGCCATCGGCTGACGACATGGGAAGTGGAATATCCACGTATCATCCATAGCGAGCTGATGACACACCGAATGTTCTCACGTAACGCTGCCAGTAGCCGTGCTATTCCGTTTGCTAAGATGGTTGAGCAGCTTACGGGGCGTCCTGTACGGTTTGGGGCAAATCAGGCCGGGATGCAGGACGCGGGCGAGGATTTTAATGCAAGTGTAGAAGTGCCAGAGTATGAGGATATGTCATGGGAAGCTTGCGCCCAGGCATTACCCGAACAAGCATGGGAAGGGGCTAAGTACAGTGCTATGACATTTGCTAGTGCGTTTGCCGAAGCAGGGTACCACAAACAGATTACAGGTCGCTTGACGGAACCGTTCCAGATGATGAAGACGATTATCTCTGCTACGGAGACATCGAATTTCTTCTGGTTGCGGGATGACGAAGCAGCTGATCCGACAATCGCGGAGTTGGCACGTTGCATGAAGCAGTCTTACGACGAAAGTGCGCCAAGAACTTTGTTCAGTGGTGAATATCATCTGCCGTACATCGCTTCCAAGTGGAATGGTATTGTCTGCGAACGCACATACTACCTGGACGAAGAGTGCACTCAAGAGATTGCTCTAGAAGACGCTATCAAAGTTTCTTGCGCTCGTTGCGCCGCAGTTTCCTACCGAAACAATGGGTATGGGCTGGAGAAATCACTAGAGGTTTATGAGCGGTTACTTGGCAGCGATAAGAAGCATGCCAGCGCATTCGAGCACGTTGCTACACCCATGGGGAACCCTCGCGGCGTTAGTGAGTGCAGAGGCTCATGCTACGGTTTCGACGTTGATGCAGAATGGGGAGCTGGTGTCTCGCACATGGATCGAGAAGGCAACCTCTGGTCGGGCAACTTCAAAGGCTGGGTTCAGTATCGCAAGACTATTGACGGTGAGAACTACACAGATTCGTAGCAACATTCTATGCACAGTGAATTCTTAGAAATTCTTGTTGACAGCGTTCAATTTTCACAATATAATTCTTCTTGTGCTCACTACCGAGCACACTAACAAAACTAAGAAAGGCAACACAATGAAAAACGCAATCTTCGCCGCAGCTCTGGTTATCACTGCTAACATCGCTATCGCAGCTACTCCTGCTAGTGCCATCCCTCCGGGCGATGTCTCGGCACAGGCTACGGCTTCGGGTATTCCCCCAGGTGACGTGTCCGCTCATGTAGCTGCTTCGGGTATTCCTCCGATTGATGTCTCTGCGCACGCTGAAGCAAATGTACAAGCAAGCGCAATCCCACCAATCGACGTGTCGGCACATGCTGAAGCTGCTCCGATGCAAGTTAGCGCAATTCCCCCTAGCGATGTGTCGTCTCCGAAGCCTTTTGTGCCGGAAGCTGGCAGCGAGGTTGCTACGGCGGCTATGGGCTTCGGTCTGCTGGGGCTGATTGGCGGTATGAAGGTGATGGGTCGTCGTCGTAAGCAGAAATAATTAAGTAGTGTAGAGGGAGGGGCGAAAGCTCCTCTATAAATTAAACTAAGGAGAGAATATGGAATTCAACACCAAATACGTGAAGTACTCGGCAATCGGTTTTGCTAGCCTGATCGCGGCTCTGTGGGCCAACCCTTTCAACTCTGTGCCTACGGGCTCTCGTGGCGTAGTGACTAGCTTTGGTAAGATTGCTGGCATTGAAGACGAAGGCTTGGTGTTACTCCCTCCGTGGAAGAAGCTCACTATCTTCAACATCCGCGCAGAGAAGGCTGACATCGAGAACGCTGAAGGCAGCACTAATGACCAACAACCTGTCAAGGTGAGTATGACTGTTCGCTACAGCGTAGCCACCAACAAGGTGAGCGAAGTGTACGAGAAGTATTCGCACGACGGTGATCTGTCCAGCTACGTTCAAACTGCAACACAAGAAGTGTTTAAGGCTGTCACTGCACAATACTCTGCACCAGACCTGATTGCACAACGCGCTAAGGTGAGCGGGGATATCCGTATTCAACTGTCCAAGAAACTTGAGATGTATGGGGCGCAAGTGATTGCAATTGACATGCGCAGCTTCTCTTTCAGCCCAAGCTACATGGCTGCTATCAACGAAAAGGTGACGCAAGAGCAGCTTCGCCTGGGTGCTGAGAACAAGCTGAAAACTGTTGAGGCTGAGCAGAAGCAGAAAGTGGCTATTGCAGAAGCTGAGGCGAACGCACTGAAGGCGTCCTCTGACGGTAAGGCCTACGCTGCGCTTAAAATTGCTACTGCTGAAGCAGATAGCTTGAAAGTACAATCGCAGGCACTTGCACAGAATCGTGACGTGCTGGAGCTGCGACGTATCGAGGTCGAGCAGACTAAGGCAAGCCGTTGGAATGGTGTGCTGCCAACGAGTGTGTATGGCTCTGCCCCGATTCCTTTTCTGAATACTAAGTGAGGGCGTATGTTTGTATTCATCTTTGGAGTATTAGGTATTTGTTTAGGAGTTTTGGCGTTTATTCGCATTGAGGTAATCGACCGTGCAATTGGCAAGCGCATTGAGGAAGTGTTTGCGTCAGAGCACTGGTACAAATACGATATTCAGGTTAGCGGCACCTACGCGGAGTGCATGTGGGATTTGCGCAAGTGGAAGTATAGGGACATCTTTCCAGAGGTGGTGAAATGAGACAGACATTCCTAGAACTGGTAATGTACCTTCGTGACAACGTAGACAGTTTCTACTACGACGACACATTGGACGAGGATAGCCTAGCGGCTGAGGTGATGGCTTTCGCAGATGCTTTTGAGGCGCAAATTCAATGAGCATTGCTGTCCACATAATTGACACGGAGGAGCAGATTGTTGTGAGCCATCTCGATTGCGTGGTTGCGCGGTTTGACAGGAGTTGGCTGCGGAGTGAGGCTGAGTTTGTGTGCGGCTTGGAGGATTTGTTGCGGGGGTTGGGGTTTGTGGTGAGTTTGGATTAGGGGTTATTCAAATGGGTTATTGGAAAAAACAAGATTCATACGAAGAGGGAACACGAGTGACTGAATTTAAAAAAGAGAGTATCAAGGACGTTCTTGAGTACCCAGTTCTGGCTATCCCTGAACGCGGTATTCGCCAGGAAACTGCGGAATTGTTCGGCATTAGGACGGCCGTATCCGAAATCGATGGCCGCACGCCTATTGCTCATTACTTCCCGTATTACAACCAAAAGAAAGAGCTGTGCGGCTTCAAGCGCCGCGACATCACCTTACCGAAAGAAGATAAGCACCACTTTAGCGTGGTCGGGCAGGTTAATATTGGCTGTTTGATGTTCGGCCAGCAGGTAGCCGAGACAATTCCGCGAAAGCACACTAAGATATACGTCCTCGAAGGTGAATGGGAAGTTCCCAGCTTACATCAGGCTATGTGCGACGATGTGGCAGGCACACAGTATGCAACCCTAAAGCCGTTCGTAGTTAGTGTGGGACTTGGCACTAAAAACAGTGTCGAGAACATCCTGCACAACAAAGACTTCATAACATCATTCACCGATGCTGTTGTCCTCGGATTCGATAACGACGAGTGCACTCCTGCTGAAAAGCAGAAGGGTATGATGCGTGGCAAAGAAGCCCGTGAGGCAGTTGCTAATGCACTGATGGGTGCACCACTGTTCTACCTGCCCTATGGTGTGGACAAGAAAGACCCGTCAGACTACCTACAAGCAGGGCAGTCCAAGGAGTTGGCAAAACTGGCATCGTTCGGGGCTAAACCGTACGTAGCGGAGAAAATCCTTAAAGCTGGCGATGTTACGTTTGATGAGATTGTTACACAGAGACCGCTCGGCATTATGGTCCCTGAGTTTCCGAAGCTGATGAATCAAATAAAAGGTTTTAGAACAAGGGAGCTGACCCTGCTCTGTGCCCCTTCAAATGTTGGCAAAAGCACAATATCTGCTATCTTCGCTAACGCTTTTATGTCCGCTGGTGAACGTGTGGGTATGATCTACCTAGAGGAGCGTCCAGTAGAAACACTTCAGCGCATGATTGCTTCACAGCTTAAAGTCAACTATCTCGAATTTAAGAATAATCCTACGAGTGTTGCAACCCGTGAGGATATCGAGCGTGTGTACCGGGACATCGTGGACAACAACAAAGTTGTGATGCTTGACCACTTCGGCTCTCTGCCGCTGTCAGAGTTCATGAGTAAAGTGAAGCACATGCATTTTGTTGAGGGCTGTCGTTATATTGTTGTCGATCATATCACAGTCTTGACCAGCCCAGACGTTGGAGATGAGCGCAAGGAACTTGACTTGACGATGACTACTCTGGCTGCATTCTGCGCAGCAAACGACATTTGTGTGATAATCATTAGCCACATCAATAGGACGAACGCGGATGCGTTCAAACCACCGAAAGGCAAGGAAGATCAACCGTTTTGGGTGCGTGTTACGAAGGAAAGTCTGCGTGGGTCTAGCAGTCTTGAAGCGCTTAGCTGGAATATCTTGGCCCTGGAGCCTGAAATTCTCCCGGACAGGTCTCGCGGGCGTTGCCGTGTTGTAACCTTGAAGAACCGTACGTGGTCTTATTTGGGTTGTGCCGACACATTCAAACTGGATAACGAGACTTGGGAGGTTGTTACTGAAGATGACGAGGTTCATGAGTTTTAAGAATTCATAAGATTTGACAAGGCGGCCTTGTAATGTTAGAATATTCTTCTAAACACTCTAAGAAGGATAAATATGAAGAGCAAGTATAATGTCAAGGTTGGGGATCGGTTCCAGAATAATGCAGGCGAGTGGTTCACTGTGAAACAATACAACAATGTGGAGGATGTTCTTGTAGAGTTTGACAAGAACGGGCACCAGAAACGAACAACGATCTATTCAGTGGTTCGTGGTGCTATCCGCTTGCCGAATTTTTGTGTCGGAGATGTTTTGGTGGACAGAGACGGTCTGCCTGCGAAAATCGTGAAAGTCCAGGGGATAAATGCCATTACTTTGGAATGGGAGGATGGTGTGCAGAGGGTGCATCGATCTTCAAATTTGGGGAGCGGGCAGTTCATGCACCCGTTGAAATCTAAGTACGACAACCCAGAGATAAAAGTGGGCCAAAAGTGGGAAACGAACCAAGGGTGTATAGTAGAAGTTGTTGGTTACGAAACGTCGAAACGCATCACTGTTCAGTTCTGCGACCCTCACAAGTTTACAGTCGTAACCACCCAAGCTAACCTGAAGAGTGGCGCGATCCGTAACAGATATCTGCCCACTTTTTGTGGCGTTGGCGTAATTGGTGACGCAGTGTTTGATCCACGCGGAAGGATGTACAGAAAGTGGTCACAAATGTTGATGAGGGTTTACTACGAGCCAGCAAGGGCTAAATACAAGACCTACGCGGATTGTTCAGTTTGTTCGGAATGGCACGTTTTGGGACAATTTAACGACTGGTATATTAGGCAGATTATTGAACCTGGGTGGCAGATCGACAAAGATTTGTTAGTGAAAGGGAACAAAGTTTATGGGCCTACATATTGTGTGTTCCTTCCGCGCGAGTTGAACTCCTTCTTAACGAAAAGGCAGAATTGTAGAGGGGAGCAACCGATTGGTGTCAGTAGGGTACAGGAGACCGGCAGGTATCTGGCACAGATGACTAAAGGGGGGAGGTCCCTCCATATCGGCAGTTATAATACGCCGGAAGAGGCATTCCAAGCATATAAGAAATGCAAAGAGGGGTACGCACGTGAGCTTGCAGCCAAATGGCGCGACAAAATTGACCTACGTGCGTACAACGCTCTTATGAACTACACTGTAGAAATCACAGATTAAACCCAACAAACCCCTTGCACTCTTCACCCAACCCCTCTACAATATAACCCACAGCACAACAATCTTAAGGAGAAAACTAATGAGCAATTTCGTAGCGATGAAGATAAAAGTGGAAGACCCTACTCACTCCAAAGCCATCCAAGAAAAGCTGTTTGAGATGGGACACAAGTGGGCGTGTGGGCAAACATCTGTTCTGCATACAGATGCACCGTGCTTGTACCTGGATAAATTCGGTATCGGCTATAGCTATGGTAACTATGGCACTTATAGCTTTTTCAACAGTGATTCGGCTGAAGAACACTTTCTAGTCAACGGGCAGTTTGTCACCAAAAAGTACTGGACCCAGCCCGCAACAGCGTTTGGAGGCTACTCCTTCAAGCTGGGCGAACTCTCGACATGCATTGGCAAGCTGGATGCACGCCCTGCCCCACTACCCCTCCAGCCAATTGCCCAATGGCTGACAGATCGCATGAAGAATGTTACTGAGCACATCTCTCAAGCTCTCGCTGAGGGATGCTCGCCAGATAACAAGCTTACGAGGGAGCTGCATGCGCTGAGCTTTTTGATGCGTGAATTTTAGGAGAATAATTGATGAAAGAACTAATCGGTAAAACTGTTAAACAGATGTTAGTCAACGAGAACCAGCACATCCTAAAATTCGTTCTGTCTGACGACACGGCGATGTACTACGAAGCAGAGGGCGACTGCTGTTCTGAAACATGGTTCGCTGACATTATTTTCAATGTTCAACATGGTTGGAAACAGGGATTGTTCCCTCTAACTGTAGAAAATGTTGAAGATATCGAAGTCCCAGGTTGGGTGGAGTCATTGCTCACTAATGATGGGCGAGGCCGACAGGACTACGACCAAGTATATGGTGAGAAACTTGTTGTGAGCGGTGGCACTGTTGACATTATCTACCGCAACAGCAGCAACGGTTATTACGGCGGCTGGTGCAACTTCCTTGATGTCACGCATGGGTATGCGCAGGAGTGGATTTCTAAGTGTGAATGGACTGAAATTACCGAAGATTGGAGGGCTTAATGAAACCGCAACTTATCCAGCGCCTCCTGCGCTCCCAGGCACTCACCCTGCAAGCCCTCTACGCAGAGCAAGCTGATGCACGAGCTAATCGTAAAAAGCTTAACGCTGCTAGTGACAAGTATGCTGTGAAGGCTCAAGAGTGCGACGCTGAGCTTGATTTCGACAAGGCGTACGATTTGCGCAAGGTGGCACGAGCGTATGTTGAAACAGTTAGTGGGTACACGCCAGAGATTAACAAACTCAAGAAGCGCATTCGCGGCCTGGAAGAGATTCAACGCGCATTAAAACATGAGTTGAAATGCGTGGCGTGCTTGGAAGCGTGGACACAGGAAGATGATGAGTTTTGGCTTGATGAGCAATATGCTTGGACACGCACACCTCCTGTACTGGACCCTAATGTTGTGACGCACGCTGTCTACAACTGGGAGACGGGGCTGTGGAAGAATGCGGAGGATGTGCAATGAAGAGCACTCTCAGCAACATCGGCTTCGGAGCGTTGCTCCTCGCCTGGATTGGCCCTTGGCTTCTACTTATTGTGGAGGGCTTCTGGCTGTTCTGCACAGGGCATGTGCTGACAGGGATTCCTTGGGATCAGACTAGGGTTGGGATAGCGATTGCCTGGCCTGTGTTTGTTGGGATGATTATGGCGGGGCTTTCGTGAAGCACAATTTGCTGCTGGAGCTTGGTGGCAAATTGGCGAAGATGATTTGATAGGGAGGGATATGCGGCTGTATTGGGATATTGAAGCGACAAACCTTTTGAATTCGGATTCAGTGGACTATACGCAGTCGCCGTATCAACTGAAGCCTGATTTCAAAGTGCATTGCGCAGTGTTCATCGATGTGGACACGGAGAAGGAGTACGAGTTCGTAGGGCATGAAGAGCTTCTGAAGGTGAAGGACTTCATTGTAGAGAATGCCACGGAGCTTATTGCACAGAATTCCATCTCTTACGACCATATGGTGATGATGGCGATGTACGGGATTGATTTTGAGATTGGCGTGAACGAGGGTGAACCGGGTAAGCAATACAGCTTAAAGGTGGACTCTGTGCGCGGCGTGCCAATGACGATCACGGACACCCTAGTAATGAGCAAAACGCTCAACCCGACGAGGGCAGCGCACAGCATTGATTACTTCGGCAGGTTGCTCGGGCTGGAGAAGATTGACTGGCGAGGCAAGGCCATTGAGTTGGGCCTGATTCAAGCGAATGACCCTCCAGGAGCTGAGTTTAAAACGTACCACCCTGAGATGCTTGTCTACTGCAAACGAGACTGCTACGTTGGCATCAAGGTTTGGAAGTTCTTGATGAACGAGTGGGGCACATGGAATTGGGATGATGCATACCAGCTTGAGAAGGCAGTGGCTGAAATCATCACGCATCAAGAGCACCGTGGCTTTTACTTCCACAAAGAGAAGGCTATTGAACTTGTTAAAGACCTTGACGAGAAGATGGAAAAGCTGCGAGCGATTGTCGAGCCTCTGATCCCACCAAAACCAATCGGCAAGACTGCGGCAAAAGAGTTCATCCCTCCGAAGAATCAGTTCAAGAAGGATGGCTCACTGAGTGCAAACATCATCAAGTGGGTGGAGAAGCACGGCGGCAAGATCGAGGAAGGGCCAATCGGATTTATTGCGACAGTGTTTGATAAGCAGTATGCGCTCCCTATTCCGCAAGAGCCAATTGTGACGCATGTGCCGTCGAACATTGAAGACACCACGCATATCAAGGGATGGCTGGTCGGCATGGGCTGGAAGGCTTCGCAGTATAAGGAGCGTGATCTGACAGTAGACAGCCGGAAGCAGAAATTGTCGCTGGAGAAGTACGTTGAGACTGTTGAGCGCTATATTGCACAAACGATGGAGAGCCCATTTAAGCGTGATCGGATGGAACACCTGGAAGTGAGGACTGAGAAGGCCATGCGAGACAAGCTGCTAAAGCATGACCACATCAAGCGTCCGATGAAGGTTTATACCAATCCTACACTGACAGTTGGCGTCGAGAAGGAAATTGACCCAAAGCTGCTGGAGATGCAGGATAAGTTCGCCCATGCTCAGGATGTGTCGAATTATCTGACGTATCGGCACAGGCGGAATAGCATTCTCGGCGGCGGAATTGATCCTGACGATGATGATGAGGAAATGCAGAAGGGCTGGATGTCGGTTGATCGGATTAATCAGGATCACAGGATTCCCACGCCTGCGGATACTTGCGGTGCTGCCACGAGTCGTTTCAAGCATAGATTGGTAGCGAATATTCCGCGTATCACATCCCTGTATGGCGAACAAATGCGAAGTCTGTTTGGAGTGGATGTCGATGCAGGATATTATCAACTTGGTTACGATTTTTCGAGCTTAGAGGCGATGATTGAAGCGTCCTACTGCTGGCGGTACGATGGCGACGAGAAGTCTTACTGCATGTCGCTAATTAGACCCAAGCCTGACGATGTGCATACGATCACCGCTACGAAGATTTCTGCCGCTATTAAGCGAGCATTCGGTAGGACGCCTGCTAAATCGGTTAAATACTGTTGTGCATATGGTGGTCAGCCTCCACGGGTGGCTAAAACTGTAGGTTGTAGCTTGGAAGAAGGTAAGCTGATCTTTGATGCCTATTGGGAAGCCGCCGCACCTCTCGGAGCGCTGGGAAGCAAGGTGAAGGCATTCTGGGAAACTTCGGGCGGCAAGAAATTTGTCCCAGGTTTGGATGGTAGGAAAGTGCCAACCCGATCCGCAAGTGCCCTTATTAACAGTCTATTTCAATCCGCAGGGGTTATCTGTGCAAAGCGTGCGATGGTGATTCATGACCGGATGATGAAAGCTGAGGGGCTTAAGGTCAACTTCTGGAAGGAAGATTGGCGAAACAAGAAGTTTTCTCAACAGCTAATCGCCTACCACGATGAGGCCCAAATTGAAGTTCACAAGAGTCTTATCAAGTGGAAGGTGTTTGCTGCCGAAGAAGATGCAAAACTGTTCAAGCGGGATAATCCGGGGTGGTCTGAAATTGGACACTCAGATAAGGGCTTCTATATTGGTTGGTGTAAAGTTGGAGAACTTATCCAGCAAGCGGTTAAGGAGACTAGCAGGTACTACAAGCTTAACGTTGATCTGTCTGCGGACTACATCCTAGGGCGTAACTGGGGCGAATGCCATTAACTTGACAAATGTGGCAATCAGGTGTACAATAAGAATTTTATGGAGACTTGTATGCCTCAACCATTGGACACCTCCCACATGCAGTGGTCAGACTATTTTCACTATGACGAAAGCAGCCCCACGTTTCTACGGTGGGCCACCGATATCTTAGACACACGCGGTCAAGTCACGGCTCACGCACAGCGTGGGAAAGTTGCAGGCAAGAAGAACAAGGACAGGTCCACTGTCCTGCTGCATGGTAAGCGGTACAAGGTTCACCGCATCATTTGGGAAATTTTTAATGGTCCTATCCCGTCCGGCATGGTCATCGACCACATAGATGGCGACTACCTCAATAATGCTGTTAACAACTTGCGGCCTATCACGCAGGCAGAAAACAATAGGAATGCTACCCGCCGTAGGGACAATGCAAGCGGTGTGGCAGGCGTGTCGAGGGGTAACAACGGGAGGGGCACATACTACTGGACGGCAAGGTGGCAAGATTGTGACGGTAAGTCCTGTCAAGAACGCTTTTCGATTAACAAACTAGGTGAGCAAGAAGCCTTCCGTTTAGCATGTGAGTACCGCGCTAAGACGCTCGAAGAACTCAACAAACAAGGTGCCGGTTACTCGGATAGGCACGGAACTTAAGGAAACCAAACATGGTTGAACTAACCCTCAAAATTGACACATCCGCAATCCAACCGACCATCGACGCTGCCAAGGCTGAAATGGAGACTTTCTACAGCGAGCTTGAATTCTTACGCTTCTTCCACAAAACAGCAACCGAGTGGTACAGCAACGGTAGCACTGACGAGGAATTCTGGATTAAGGAAATGTACGAGGAAACTGGCAACACTGTGCCGGAGGAGTATTACTAATGCAGCGGAATGATAAGGAGGAATGATGGAATTGTTTAGTGAGAGTCTAGTGGAGTATGGGCAGCTCGGATATCAGATTGTCTTTGATCCGAGGGGTATCAGGGTTTGGTATCTTCCAGCAGACGGCAATCTGAAGCTCTACGAGGGTCACAGCATGGAATGCGCAATATCTGCTATTGATCTGCACTTAGAGCTGTAAAATGACCGATCTGGCCTGTAACGGAGCCACGTGGCAGACGATTCCTGAGAAACTTTACACTGACAACAAGGAGCAACAATGAGAGTCAAAGACCTAATCGCAGCACTGAAGATATTCGACGGCAACCTGGAAGTGTACGGCTACTGCGACCACGGCCAGAGTCCTGAGAAGGTTTCCATTCCGTCAATTATCTATGTAGAAAACACGGACCACAACCTGTATGACGAGTGGACTTCGGACGGGGTGGACGCGATTGACTATGGGTACACGGCGAAAGCTGTTTTGCTGTAGAGATGGTGACTCGCTACAAGCCCACACTAGAAGCCCGCTCAACCACACACCCCGCTCAAGCCCTAGACTACGAAAAGCTTGCCTCAGCAGTCGTCCAGGCCATCGTGAAGAAGCAACGTGACGTGATAATCCGAATCGCTTA